GGAGGATCTGCATGGAGTAAACATTCTTGGGGAATTGCTATTGATTTAGATCCTGCTAGAAATGGATTAAAAACTCCATTTGCTAAAGCTCAATTCTCTAAGCCAGAGTATAATAAACTACATGAGATATTTGAGAAACATGGGTTTATAAATCTAGGTAAGACTAGGAATTTTGATACAATGCACTGGGAAATAAATTCTTAAATATGGAGTTTATACAATGCTCATATTTGCCTAACGGTTATCTTATAAATAAAGAAGGTAATGTTAAATCTCCTAAAGGAAAGATTTTAAAACAAAATATTTCTAACAGTGGGTATTACTTTATAAACATAAAAAATAAAGGTTATTTTATACATAGAGCTTTATGTTTTTCTTTTATTGAAAATATAAATAATGATTTAATAGTTAATCATAAAGACGGAAATAAAAAAAATAATTCTTTAGATAATTTAGAATGGTGTGACAGAAGCTATAACATAAAGCATATGTACAAATTAGAATTAAAAAAATATAAACCATTGCATTACAAAAATAAATTTGGAACAGAACACAATAGAAGTAAAAAAGTAATTTGTTTAAAAGATAATATCCAATTTGGATCCATGAGTGAGGCTGAAAGATATTATAATTTAGGACAAGGTTCTGTTTCTTGGGCTGTTAAGCATAAAAAACCTATATTTGGGATGCACTTTGAGATAGGATCATGAAATTTAGAAATAACTGGAGAAACTCTCAAAAACAATGGGATAAATTAATGATAAGACTAAGATTATCTAGTGTAGATATTTTTACTCTTGAACTAGATTTATCTAGAGAGTTTTATCTTATTACTATTTTAAACTTTACACTTAAAAATAGATAACTAACTTAATTAAGTTATAGAGATCCAGGTATGTAGTATGCCTGGATTTTTTATTTTAAATATATCTAGTTTAAACTTTTATTGTATATTTGTTTAAACTTTAATTTAAAAACCAATGGAAAACCAACATCCTGAAGAAGATTTAACTGTAGAACAGTTAGCAGAAAGAAAACAACAAATGCTAGAATTTTATTTAGATTCTATTGAATATCTTAAAGCTCAATTAGAACATGAAAAGTTACTTGCTGAAATTAATGAACAAAGATTTAAAAAAGCACAGTATCAAGTTCAGTATGCAATGTTATTGCAAGGTCCTCCACAAGATGAACCTGAACTAGATGAAGAAGAGGAGCAAAAACCTAAAGAAAGAAAATTAAGAAAGCAATAATTATGGCTTTAGTCAATCAAGTCCAGAAGCGTGTAAAAATGCCTAAATGGGATATTGTAAAATTTCAGATACTTACTCACTGTTATATTAATCATATTTCAGTGAGTGAATCTGACTTAGATTGTTTGACTTTGCTTAGTTTTAATGCTCCAATAGAATTAACAAACTTTTGTTATGATGCTTCTTCAGAAGAAGAGTGGATTTTTAAATCCCCACAAACTGTTAGAAATTGCATAAATAAAGCTGAGAAAAATAATCTAGTAGTAAAAGATTCTACTAATAAAAAGATTATAATGATTAATCCTGATTTAAAAATTCAGACTGAAGGTACTATATTATTAGATTATAAATTTTTAGGTCAAAATGATACCCAAGAAGCACAGTAGTATTTACAAACAAGTTTCTGAAGATTTAAGTCAAGATGAATTATTAGTTGAACAATTAGTAGAATTTTATTATAAACAGATAAGATCCTTATTAAGTGATTTAAAAGAACCTAGAATTAATGTAGAAGGCCTAGGGCATTTTGTAATAAAACAAGCAAAAGTAAAAAAAGCAATACCCCATTACAAAAATTTAATTAGTAATCATTCCACTGAAACATTTAGAGCTTATCATAAAAAAGCTCTTCTAGAAAAAAAATTAGATCAGTTAATTGAAATAGAAAAAAAACTTGTTTTAGAAGAAGAAAGGAAAAATAAATTTAAAGATGAAAAATACACTGAAAATAATTTGGCAGAACCGGAAACAGATTCTGGAGGGAATAACTAATACTGTTATCAGAGATGAAACAGTAGAAGAAATAGCAAGACTCAGATATTCTATTTGTGATGAATGTGAACACAAAGGTAGGAAGTGTGCTGTAAAAGGTACGGCTCCTTGTTGTAATGAATGTGGATGCTCACTAAATTTTAAAACTAGATCTTTATCTTCAGATTGTCCATTAGGTAAATGGGATGCTATTGCTACAGAAGATGAAGAAGATGCATTAGATAACCTTAAAGATTAAAATTATGAATGTACCTATTCCAAATGTATATCATCCAGCTGGAACTTTAGTTAATGATGGCAGCCAAGTAATTAATACTATACCAGGTAGCACAACTGGTAATGGTTTATTTTCTCAAATAAATACTGGACCATACAGTGATCCATGGAACCCTATACATCTAATAGAAGAAAGACTTAGGAAACTAGAAACAGAGAATAAGTTCTTAAGACTAAAGATTCTTTCAATAGAAGGTAAGTTTACTCAGGAAGAAGTGACTAATATCCGGAAGATGTTGATCTCTGAAGATGAAGCATCAAGAACATTAGCTGAATCAATAATAGACAATGCATGAATTGGCCAGAACTAGAATCTTTTCTGACAGATGGTATTGCTTCTCAAGGAAGACAGATCAGTTTGTATACTGGACAAACAGGAGCAGATTATCTTGCACACGCAATGGCTATTGAAAATGCTGTAGGATTTGTTGAGTGGATGGAAGAAAGAAAGAAAGTAGATTCTGAGACAGCAAAAAGTTTGATAACTATGTTGAGGTCAGAAGATAGAGATAATTTTAACATAGCAGTACTTGCTATAGAACAACTAAAGAAATGATAGTATTTAATGCAGATGATCATAGCTACAAAAGTCTTGATGACACTAGCATTGATTGGATAAGTGTAACAACACTTGTTTCCCATTTTAAAAAACCTTTTGATGCTAAGAAGGTAGCAGAAAAAGTAAGTAAGAGTAAGAAGTCTAAATGGTCAGGAATAGATCCAAAAATTATACAACAAATTTGGACTAATGAGGCTGATAGATCTACTACTCTTGGTACATGGTATCATAACCAAAGAGAGAGTGATTTATGTTCTTTAGCTTCAATAGAAAGAGAAGGGATAACAGTTCCTGTATTTAAACCTTCTGAAGTTAGAGAAGGTGTGAAACTTGCTCCAAGTCAAAAACTAGAACCAGGCGTGTATCCAGAACATATGGTCTATTTAAGATCAGCAGGAATCTGTGGTCAATCAGACTTAGTTGAAGTAGTCAATGGTAAAGTAAACATCATTGACTATAAAACTAATAAAGAAATAAAGAAAGAATCTTATGTAGACTGGGATGGTAAATCTGAAAAAATGGCACCTCCTGTAGATAGTCTTGATGATTGTAATTTTTATCATTATGCATTACAGCTTAGTATTTATATGTATATTATACTTAAGCATAATCCAAAATTAAAGCCGGGAAGAATATTTATACATCATATTACTTTTGAAGTAGAAAAAGAAGATAACTGGGGATATCCTATAAGTAAGTTAGATGAAAACGGGGAACCAATTGTAAAAGAAGTTATACCAATTTCAGTACCTTATTTAGTAGATGAAGTATTAGCAATTATTCACTACCTTAGTGATAACAGAAATAAAATTAAAAAGAAATGATTTTAACTAAACTGTTTGATGTACAAAATGGAGTAGTAATACCTACTGAACATTGCTATACATTAAAAGCTCTTAAGGATGTAATGGATGAATATCCGGATGAGTACCTTAAAGTATACATGTATTTATTCTACATGTGTTGTCCAAATCCTGATTTAAATCCTTTTTTCTTTACTCCAGATGTAGATAAAGAATCTTTAGTATTACAACAAATTGGAGCAGAATTTTCTACTGAAGATGAAACAATCTTTATAGCTCTTAAGTTTTGTGAAAAAATGTATGAAACTCCTACATCCAGAGCATATAAAGGTATTGCATCTATGTTAGATAGATTAGCAAGATATATGGAGGTTACAACAATTACTGCTGGTAGAGATGGAAATATAAATTCATTAATTGCTGCGGCTAAAAACTATGAAGCAATTAGAGCATCTTTTAAAGGTGCATATAAAGATCTTCAGGAAGAACAATCTAGTAGAGTACGCGGAGGAATTGGTACAGCATATGATCAGTAATTATGAGTGAAATTTATCAAGACATACCAACTTATGAAAACGGAGAATGGACAACTACAACCTTTGAATCCAGAGAGCAGTTCAGTAACTTTATTTTTGGAGTATTCAAAGAACCAGGTAAGTATGAGTTTAATGAACTTACAAACCAAGTATTTATATCAGAGTCAACCAAATTTAAAAAAGATGGGGTATACTGTACAGCTCCCTTCAAATCAAGAGACTTTATAAATTATTGGGATGATCAAAAAGTTAAATGTAGAAAAGGTATAATTATAAAGGATAAAGATACTACTTGGTTTCTTGCAAGAGAATACTACATGTGGTTAAATTTCTTACCAATCTTTGACAAAGAACAACAAAAGTTTGACTTTGCTAAAATTAGAGATGCTCAATATCACATGGCTCTTTATGAATTACTAGCAGAATTAAATTATAAACATTCTGCTATTTTAAAGAAACGTCAGATAGCATCTTCTTATTATCATATGGGTAAACTTATAAACCAACAATGGTTTGAGCCCGGGGTTACTTTAAAAATAGGTGCCAGTCTTAAAGATTATATTAATGAAAAAGGATCTTGGAAATTTTTAGATGAATATGCTGCATTCTTAAATGAACATACTGCATGGTACCGCCCAATGAATCCACAAAAAGTAATGATGTGGCAACAGAAGATTGAGGTAAGAAAAGGAGATAGAAAAACAGAAGTTGGTCTTAAAGGTACTATTCAAGGTATGTCATTTGAGAAAGATCCTACAAATGGTGTAGGGGGTCCAGTAAAATTCTTTTTTCATGAAGAGGCTGGAATTGCTCCTAAGATGGATCAGACATATGAGTATATGAGACCTGCAATGAGATCTGGTTTAATCACTACAGGTATGTTCATAGCAGCTGGATCTGTGGGTGACTTGTCTCAATGTAACCCACTTAGAGATATGATTTTAAACCCTTTGTCAAAAGATGTATATGCAGTAGAAACAGATCTTTTAGATGAAAAAGGTACTGTAGGCGTATCAGGTTTATTTATTCCTGAACAATGGTCTATGCCACCTTATATAGATTCTTATGGTAATTCACTTGTAGAAGAAGCATTAGAAGCTTTAGAGAAACAATTTGAACAGTGGAAAAAAGAATTAAGTCCAGAAGACTACCAGTTAAGAATATCCCAGCATCCAAGAAATATTAAAGAAGCTTTTGATCATAGATCTGTATCTGTGTTCCCTACACATTTAGTAGCTGCACAAGAAAGAAGAATTTTAGATAAAGAATATGCATATGAATTCTTGGATATTATGACAGATGAAAATGGAAAACCCATAGTTAAAGAAACTAATAAAAGACCTATTATGGAGTTTCCTATTTCTAAAAAAACAGAGGATAAAACAGGTGTACTTGTTGTATGGGAAAGACCTATTAAAGATCCTGTTTTTGGACAGTATTATGCATCTATTGACCCAGTGTCTGAGGGCAAGACAACTACCTCAGAATCACTGTGTTCAATATATGTAATGAAAGCTCCTGTTGAAGTAACTAAAGTTTCAGGCACAGAAACAGAAACTTATATAGAACAAGATAAGATTGTGGCAGCATGGTGTGGTAGATTTGATGATATTAATAAAACCCATCAGAAGTTAGAACTTATTATAGAATGGTATAATGCATGGACAGTGATAGAAAATAACATATCTCTTTTTATACAGTATATGATATCTAGAAAAAAACAAAAATATCTAGTACCAAAGAGTCAAATACTTTTTCTAAAAGATCTAGGAGCTAATGCTAATGTGTTCCAGGAATATGGCTGGAAAAATACAGGTACTCTTTTTAAAGCTCACCTTCTTAGTTATGCTATAGAATATACTAAAGAGGAATTAGATGTTGAAACAAAAACAGATGGTACTATTGTTAGAACTAAGTATGGTATTGAACGTATACCAGACCCCATGTTACTTAAAGAAATGAGAGAATATGCTGAAGGAGTAAACGTGGATAGACTAGTTTCATTTTGTGCTTTAGTTGCATTTATGAAAATACAACAGTCAAATAGAGGATATTCTAAAAGAACAATAATGGATGATGCAGCTAAAAACTTGCAAAAGTCAGAAAATTTGTTTAAATTAAATAATAGTCCGTTCCGGCATATGGGTAAATCTTATTATAAAGGAATGCAAGGAGTTAAAAGATCTCCTTTTAAAAATTTTAAATAAAAGTTATGCAAGTATATAATGCGTTACAACTAAAAAAAGGAGCTAAGGTAGAACAGAACCGCATGGGTAGTATTACACAACCTTTGCAGTTTGTCCCAAAAACTGATAAAAATGAAGAGTGGGCAGCTTGGAATTTAGACTGGTTAGAATGGAATGGTCTAAAACAAATAAGAAGAAATGCAAGAAGATTGCTTAAAAACTATAAACTTGCAAAAGGTATTATAGATAAAACAGACTATATTGTTGAAGAAGATAATGAGTATAGAGACATTGTAGAGATTCTTACTAAAGAAGATGCTTCTGCACTTGAGTTAAAATTTTATCCTATAGTTCCAAATGTAATTAATGTTCTAGTAGCTGAATTTGCTAAAAGATCAACTAAACTTACATACCGTGCTGTTGATGAATTCTCATATAATGAGATGCTTGAGCAAAAACAAAAGATGGTTGAAGAAACTCTAATGGCAGATGCTCAAGTAAAACTTACTGCAGCTTTATTAGAACAAGGTTTAGATTTAGCATCACCAGAGGCTCAAGAACAACTTAATCCAGAGAAACTAAAAACTCTTCCTGAAATAGAACAATTCTTTAAGAAAGATTATAGATCTATGATTGAAGAATGGGCAACACATCAACATAAAGTAGATGTTGAAAGATTTAGAATGGATGAGCTAGAAGAAAGAGGTTTCCGTGATATGTTAATTACAGATAGAGAATTCTGGCATTTTCATATGATGGAAGATGACTATCTAGTAGAACTCTGGAATCCAGTAGTAACATTCTATCATAAGTCTCCTGATAATAGATATATATCTGAAGGTAATTGGGTAGGTAAGATAGATATGCTTACAGTAGCTGATGTTATAGATAAGTATGGTTACATAATGACAGAAGAGCAGTTAGAAGCTCTAGAAGCTGTATATCCAATTAGATCTGGTGGTTATATTGTAGGTGGTTATCAAAATGATGGTAGTTACTATGATGGTACCAAATCTCATGAATGGAACACTAATATGCCTTCACTTGCATACAGACAATATACTACTGCAGTAGCAGGATCTGTAATGGATGGCGGAGATATTATAAATCAAATACTATCAGAAGGTGAAGATTACTTTGATCAAGGTACTGCATATTTATTAAGAGTAACTACAGGTTACTGGAAGTCACAGAAAAAAGTAGGTCATTTAACTAAGGTTGCTGATAATGGAGAAGTAACAACAGAAATAGTAACAGAAGATTACAAGATAACTGATAAAGCTATTTATGATACTAGACTTTTTAAAAATAAAACAAAAGATAATATCATATTTGGTGAACATATAGATTGGATCTGGATTAATGAAGTTTGGGGTGGTATAAAAATTGGACCAAATATTCCATCATTCTGGGGTATGAATAACCCAGGCGGATTCTCACCTATTTATATTGGTGTAGATAGAAACCATATAGGTCCTCTTAAATTTCAATTTAAAGGAGATAGTACTTTATATGGTTGTAAGCTTCCAGTAGAAGGTTCTGTTTTCTCTGATAGAAATACCAAGTCTACAGCACTTATTGACTTAATGAAGCCATACCAGATTGGATATAACATTGTCAACAATCAGATAGCTGATATACTAGTTGATGAACTAGGTACTATCATTATGCTTGATCAAAATACTTTACCAAGACACTCATTAGGAGAAGACTGGGGTAAAAATAATTTGGCTAAAGCATATGTTGCAATGAAGAACTTTCAGATGTTACCTTTAGATACTTCTATTACAAACACTGAAAATGCATTAAACTTCCAACATTTCCAAAAACTAGATCTATCTCAGACAGAAAGATTAATGTCTAGGATACAGTTAGCTAATCACTTTAAACAACAGGCCTATGAAGTAATTGGTGTTAATCCACAAAGGATGGGACAACAAATAGCTCAGATGACTGCTACTGGAGTAGAGCAAGCTGCTGCGGCTTCTTATGCTCAAACAGAAATGTTCTTTATACAGCACTGTGATTATTTAATGCCAAGAGTACATCAAATGAGAACTGACTTAGCTCAGTACTATCATTCTACTAAACCATCCACTAGATTAACCTATATTACTAGTAATGATGAGAAAGTAAACTTTCAAATAAATGGAACTGATTTATTGTTAAGAGATCTTAACATATTTGCTTCTACTACAGCAAACCATAGATCTGTACTAGAACAGTTAAAACAATTAGCAATGACTAATAATACTGCTGGAGCAAGTATCTATGACTTAGGTAGAATAATACAATCAGATAGTATTGGTCAACTCAATAATGTTCTCAGAGATTCAGAATCTAAAGTACAAGCTCAAAAACAATCTGAGCTACAGCAACAGCAACAAATGCAAGAGCAACAATTGCAAGCACAAGCTGAAGAAGGAAAACTTAAAAGAGATCATGAGGCTATGGAAGCTGAGAAGAATAGACAGAAAGATATTCTTATTGCAGAAATTAAAGCTGCTGGATACGGCTCTATGGCAGATGTTAATAAAAATGAAATGTCTGATTTCCAAGATGCTATGAAAGATATCAGACAAAGTGAACAGTATGAACAACAAACAAGTTTACAAAGAGAAAAACAAGTAAATGAAAATACTAGACAAAATCAAAAAATGAGTATTGAAAGAGAAAAAATACAAGCACAAAAAGAAATAGCAGATAAGCAGTTACAGATAGCAAGAGAGAACAAAAATAAGTTTGATTCTAAATCTAGTAAAGATAAAAAATAAACTTAGCTATATAATGCAAAAAAGTTGCTGTAGTATTTTAAATTTTTCAAGTTTATTTTGTATATTAAAGTATAACCATTAAAAAACCAACAAATGGAAGAAACCAACAAAAAGCCTGATGAACAGGTACAACAGTCTACAACGGTAGACCAAGTAGATGTAAATATTGATGAATTATTTGGGATACCCGGAGCAGAAAATGTAATGTTACCTTCTGATTCTGAAAAACCAGAAAAGAAAAATTTATTTACAAAAGAAGAAACAGATTTTACGTTCCTTGACAAAACTGCTCCTGAAGATAAAACTGAAGAAGCAGAAAAGAAGAAAGAGGTTGAAGAAACTATTGCTGAATTAAATGATCTTATTTCTCAAGAAGAAGATGCAGGTAATAAAGGTAGACCTAAAGTAGATAAATCAGGTCTTGCTGAGTTAGCTCTAAAAATGATTGAAGAAGGAACCCTTATTCCTTTTGATGATGAGAAACCTTTAGAAGAATATACTACTAAAGATTTTAGAGAATTATTTGAAGCTAATTTCCAAGAGAGAGAAGCTGAAGTAAGAAAAAATACTCCAAGAGAATTTTTTAATTCTTTACCTGAAGAACTTCAAGTAGCTGCTAAATATGTAGCTGATGGAGGACAAGATCTTAAAGGTTTATTCAGAACACTTGCTCAAGTAGAAGAAATGAGACAGCTTGATCCATCTGATGAATATGATCAAGCAGAAATTGCAAGACAGTATTTGTATGCTACTAATTTTGGAACAGCTGAAGAAATAGAAGCTGAAATTCAAGATTGGTCTGACATAGGTAAATTAGAACAAAAAGCTAATCAGTTTAAACCTAAGTTAGATAGAATGCAAGAAGAAATTATTGCAAGACAATTAGCTGAACAAGAAGAAAGAAAAGAACAGCAACAACAACAAGCAAAAGCATATACAGATAATGTATATAATACTCTTGCAGTTGGTGAGCTTGGTGGAATTAAGATTGATAAAAAAACCCAGAGTCTTTTATACTCAGGATTAGTTCAACCAAATTACCCTTCAATCTCCGGAAAACCTACAAATTTATTAGGCCATCTCCTAGAGAAGTATCAATTTGTGCAACCAAGACATGATCTTATTGCAGAAGCACTTTGGTTACTTGCTGACCCAGATGGTTATAAAAATAAAGTAAAGGATCAAGGAACTAAAAAAGCTGTAGAAGATACAGTAAGAAAATTAAAAACAGAAGAATCTAGAAAGACTGGTTCTTCAAGCTATGAAGAGCCTGAAGAAACAAGAAGAGCTAGTAGATCTTCACAACAAAGAACCATCTCAAGAGCTAACATGTTCAAGAGATTTTAATTAGTAACAATTTAAATAACAAATAAAAATGGCAACTCCAGTTTTAAACAATGGTATCTTTCTACGGGATACAGCCTATGCGGCAAGTTCACACGTAGACTCTTACCACTTGGTTAACATGTTAAAGGATGCAGAACCAATGGATCTAGGTCCAGTGGACCTTTGGGCTATGGCTCAGAAGGTTGAAATGCCTCTTTACCAAATGTCTAGCTTTGGTGGTAAAAATGTAATTATGGTAGATAATGCTCGTGGAGAGTACAGATGGCAGACTCCTGTATCTGTAGATCTTCCTTACATTATTGAAGACATTGAACCAGACAATGAGTTCAAAGGTGTAGATGGTGGTACTTTCCGTATCAAAATCAGCAAAAGAGAATTTGGTCATGGTGATATCATTACTTATGATAAGTATAATGGTGTTGAGATGTACATTACAAATGAAGATATCTTACCAATTGGTGATGGATTCATCTATACTGTACAACTTGTAAACAATGACAATTATAAATATCTTGAGAATAAGTATTTATCAAATGGTACTAAAGTATTCCGTAAAGGTTCTGCTAGAGGTGAGTATGGTGAAAGATTTTCTGACATCATCACTAATGCAGGTTTCCGTGAATTCTACAACTTTGTAGGAGGTGCTGAAGCTCACGTACATTATTCTATCTCATCACGTGCAGACTTGATGATTAAAGGTGGAATGAATGCAGATGGTACAGTTCCTGTAACTGAGATCTGGAGAACTTTTGATAAAACTATGGATCCTTCAATCACATCATTAGATGATATGATTAAGAAACTTGGTAAAGATAAAGTTAAAAGAGCATTTGATAATGGTGATCTTTCTAGAACATTCTTAACTACAATGGAAGCTGCTCACTTGAGCAAAGTTGCTTCTGACATTGAGACTTACTTAATGTGGGGACATGGTGGTAGAGTGCGTCAAGATGGTCCAGATGATGTTAGATTATCTGTGGGTCTTTGGAAACAGTTAGATAACTCTTTCAAAAGAGTATATAACAAAAATAACTTTACACTTGATTTGTTCCGTGGAGAAATCTACAACTTCTTTAATGGTAAAGTTGAGTTCCAAGGTCCAGATCCAAAAAGATCTCTAGTAGTTCAAACTGGTATGGGTGGTATGCGTATGGTAAATGAAGCTATCAAAAGAGAAGCTATTTCTTCTGGTCTTCTTATCCAAGCTGCTGACATTGGTGCAATTACTGGTAAAGGTATGGACTTGAACTTTGGATTTGCTTATACTTCATATGTAATTCCATTCTTGGCAAATGTTAAGTTTGTTCTTAACCCAGCATTTGACAATGTTCATACAAATGATATTGAGAACCCAATCATTGATGGTTTCCCATTATCTTCTTACTCATTTATTATCTTTGATATCACTGATAATACTAATGATAATATTTACATGTTAAAATTATCTTGGGATAATCAGTTGAAGTGGTGGTATCAAAATGGTACTATGGACTACATGGGAAGAACTCAAGGGTTCCAATCTTCTGGTCAGTTCAATGGATACCGTGTAATGATGTCTCAAACAATGCCAGCTATCTGGGTTAAGGATCCAACTAAAGTCCTTAAGATTGTTATGAGAAACCCAATCACTGGTGGTTCATTCTAATCCATCATATATAAAATGGGGGTGGGTGCTAAGCAACTGCCCCCTTTTTTTCTTAATTTAATAACCAACAAATAAAAACCAACAAAACATGGAAAATTTCACAATGGTAGAAACTAATAAAGCTACCAACAAAAAAACTAAAATTGCAGTGCGTCCGTTCTTTGACAATACTATGTCAAATATGGGTTTAGAAAACTATGGTCTATCTCTTTATGATGGTGTAAAACATCATGAACAATTAGCCTGTTTAGAAAACAATGGTATAGTAAGATATCTTACAGGACTTAATGAATTTGCTCCTGAAATTAAACTCTTACCTACAGAAGAAAAAGAAGCTAGAATAAAACAAATAAGAGAAGCTGTTGCTGAATTAGAAAAAGAACTAGCTGCTAATGTATTAGAAATAGAGGATCCTCAATTTTGGAATAAAGTAAAAGTATTAAAGCCTGATAATGCAGAGTTCTGGAATAAGATTACTATTGCATGTGGTAATGAACCTTTATATTTAGATACTAAAGATCCTTATGATAGAGTTAAGTTATTTGCTATAGAAGCCGGAGGATTTTCTATTGTAGCTAAAAGCTATGATGATGCTAGATCTAAAGCAGTACCCCCTAAGTTTTATTTAGATAAAGAAGAAGAAACTGTAGTAGCAAGAACTGAATATAAGAAAATGCGTAACAAAGCACTTTCTGAACTTCAAAAATTATTTGACAAAAACAGTACTAAGTTATTCTACATTGCTAAAGTTGTAGATATTAACAGTACACAATATAGAAAATCTACACCATTAGACTCTATTTATGAAAATATGGATAGACATATTAACGGTGAAGGTGGGGAATCTAACAAAGAAAGAGCTGCAAAATCATTCATTGAAGCATCTAATTTTGACATGGAAACATTAAAACTTAAATCAATTGTTAGAGATTCCGTTTTTTTTAAGTATATTATAAATAAGGCAGATGGATATATTTACCATGCTAAGACAAATAGTTTACTTGGTAGAAATGTATCTGATGTTGTTGAGTATTTAAAAAATCCTTTAAATGAGGATATTTTAAAAGATCTTAATGCATCCTGTGAAAAGTATTGGAACTCTTAAATTTAAAAATAAAATGAAAGCTGCTAACGTGACTAAAACAAAGTCTAAAAAGTTAATGGGTGCTGATAAAACACCTAGTGGAAAAACTGGAGGTACAAATCCAGCATTGAAAAAACAAACTAAACCAAAAGGTAAAGTTGGTGGTACTTCTAAAGCTCCTAAAACTGCTATACCAGAAGCAATGTATGGCAGAATGATGAAAAAGGGTGGAATGGTAAAAGCTAAGAAAAAATAGTCATGCCTAAAGATTCTTGCTATCATAGTGTAAAATCCAGATATGCTGTTTTTCCTTCAGCAAGAGCATCACAAGCTATTGCAAAGTGTAGAAAAGGTAAAGGTCAAGTTAGGAAGACTGAGAAAGGAACTGAACTAAAAAGATGGCAAGCAGAGAAGTGGCAAGATACTAAATCAGGAAAACCTTGTGGTGCCGGTGGTAAAAATGAATACTGCCGGCCTACAAAAAGAGTATCAAAGGATACTCCTAAAACAAAGTATGAACTAACTCCTTCTAAACTAGCTGCTAAGAAAGCTGAAAAGTCTAAAGTAGGTATGGGAAGAAGAGTTAAAAAAGTATAGTTATGGCAATAAAAAAAACAACAACTAAAAAATCAACACCAACTAAGAAGAGTTCTTCTACTGTTGGTATTTCTATTTTAGGGGGTGGTAAAGCAGAGATGAGAAAGTGGGAAGTTGAATCTGCTATGTCTACATTACAAAGAGCTGCTGAGATTCAAAAGAATACTAAGTTAATGGCTGATGTAAAAAAGATGGCAGCAGAAAAAGCAAAAGAATTTAATAATCTTGCTTCAGGTAAAAAAATTTAATTAAATTAATATAACATGGCAACAAAAAAAGAAATTCCAGCTTACATAGAAACTGCACCTGGAAAATTTATATTGAATCCTGCATATGTAAAAGCAGAGGAAAAAAAAGAAACAGCAAAAACTACTACTACTAAAACTAAGAAATAGTGGCAAGAGTTACTGCTGATGGTGAAAAGCACCGGGTTTATAAAAAAACTAATAAAATAGGTAAAGGTAAACCCGGTGATATTATGGTTAATCATCCTACTAAAGACAAAGGAAAGTGGGATACAATTAACTTAACCAAAAAAGCAGGAGCAAAAACTATTAAACAAGGTGTAGCAGCAACTAAAAAATGGCATAGAGAAAACCCTTATCCTAAACCTAAAAAAAGATTAGGAGGACATGTTTCTGGATTTGCTAAACCAGGTAGTAAAAAAAGTAAAGGATATTAATATGGCAGCAAATAGAGCACAACAAGCAGCAATAGCTATCTCAATGAAGAAAGCTGGTAAGAAACCTAAGATGAAATCTGGTGGCTCTACTCCAGCTTGGACAAGGTCAGAAGGAAAAAATAAGACAGGAGGTCTTAATGCTAAAGGTGTAGCTTCTTATAGAAGAGAGAATCCAGGAAGTAAACTTAAAATGGCTGTTACTACTAAACCTTCTAAACTAGATCCGGATAGTAAATCTGCTAAGAGAAGAAAATCTTTTTGTGCTAGGATGAGTGGAATGAAGAAAAAACTAACAAGCTCTAAAACAGCTAATGATCCTAACTCAAGGATTAATAAGTCTTTAAGAAAGTGGAATTGTTAAATTATATAAAATGAAAAAGACTGTAAAAACAATTAAAAAAATGAAAACCGGTGGAGCATCTTTTGGAGGATGTGGAAAAGGACAATGTCCTAAATATGTAGGTGGTGAAAGACAAGGTTGTGAACCATGTCCAGGTGTTGTTGCAGGTCTTACAACAGCTGTTACTGGTGCAGCAGGTGTTATAGGTAAAATGACAGCTGATACTATTAAAAGACGTAAAGAAGTAACTGATATTAAAAAAGCAAATCCTGGTATGAAAAGAAAAGATGCTAGGGAAAAATATATTAAGCAACAAGATGAAAAAGTAGCTGCTGCTGGAAAAAAGCCTGTAAAAGAATCTACCACACCTTTTAAAAAAGGTGGTTATATAAAATCTAAACCAACTAAAAAAACTGTTTTAAAATCTAAAAAGAAATAATTATGAAAGCAATGAAAACATGTAAAATGGGTTGTGGTAAAATGAAATCTGGAGGACCTGTTAAGAAAGTAAAAAAGATGGCAATGGGTGGAATGAAATTAGCTGATAAAAATGCTAAAACATTTATTGCTGGTATGCCTAACTCTGGACCTACAGGACCAAATTACCAAGGTATTGATACTATGAAAAAAGGTGGTATTATGAAAAAGAAATCTGGAGGATCTCTTAAACCTGTTCCTTCAGATAATACAGGTTTATCTAAACTTCCTACTGCTGTAAGAAATAAAATGGGTTACATGAAGAAAGGTGGAGTTAAAAAGAAATAGTCATGGCAACTAAAAAGAAGTCAGATAAAAACTGGATACAAAAGGCTACAGCTTCTATTAAACGTAGAGGTACTGCTGGAAAATGTACTCCTATAACTAAACCTGGTTGTACTGGTAAAGCTAAAACCTTAGCACTTACATTTAAAAAAATGGCTAAAAATAAATAATCATGAAAAAAACTAATAAAGTTCACCCTATTACAGCATTTAGAAAAGCTAATGAAGCTAGGCAAACTGTAGTAAAGAAGTCATTGAAAAAAGCTCAAGATGGAATTGAGACAAATGACATGATGATTAACAAACCAGATTCTACAGGTGGTTATAAAAATACAGGTAATCTACTTGCATCACTTGCAGGAAGTATGCGTCCTGATATAGATCTTTTACGGGAAAAGTCTAAAGAAGCAGTAAGAGCCAACTTAAGTAAGGCATATAATGATGCAACAAAAAAATATGTAAATCCAGAAACTGAGGCAGTAAATAAGCTGTATCCAAATTATCAAATACCTTCTCAAAAAAAAGGTGGAGCTATAAAAAGAAAAAAATAAGACATGCTCAATAGTACTATTACCATAAAGATGAAACAAAGGCTTAACAAGCTTGATAGTCAAGACTATGATAACATAGAATGCTGGCAGGTAGTTGAGTCTTTTAATAAAGCTCAGGTGGAATGGGCTAGAAGGCAGCTGCATGGGATTAATCCTGTGAGAGAAGGAGATGAACAATCTACCAGAAGAAAAGATGATCTTCAGGCATTACTTGTTACAAGTACACTTTCTTTACAAGATAAAGACTACTACTATAGGACTACTATTCCCGGAGATTATTTACAATGGAAAAGAGTAGATGTTTTTGCAAATAAAGATTGTTGTGATAAAAGAAGAATGACTGTTTATTTAGCAGAAGAAGGAAATCTTAATCAACTTCTCAGAGATAAAGCTAAACAACCAAACTTTGAATGGGCAGAAACTTTTGCCACACTAAAAGGAAATGGTGTAAATATTTATACAAATAATGATTTTGATATTTCACAAGCAGACTTAGTTTACTATAGACAACCTATTAAAATACAAATACAAGGTTGTATAGATCCTTATACTGGAGTTGCATCTACAACAGAAATACAATGTGAATTTAAAGATGATATAATAGAATTAATAATAGATGAAGCAGTTAGTATACTTGCTGGAGATATTGAGTCAGGAAACCAATTCTCAAGAGGTACAGAAACTGCAGAACGTAACAACTAAATATGGAAACAAAATCAAGATTACTTAAAAGAAATCCAGAATCTACTAGAACTTTAAGTAGACCGGAAGTAACTGTAACACAACCCAAGTCAGAACCAGCTAAACCACAACCAACTCCAGATGCTGGTGTAGGTGGAAGTTCACTAGATACAATGGTAGCGGCTTGTGCAATGGAACTTATGAATGCTAGAAATAGTTTTCATAAATTACATCTTAAAGTAACCGGAGAAGGATCTTATGCTGCTCATGTTGCTATTGGGGATTTCTATGATGGTTTACCTGGACATGCAGATACACTTGTAGAAGGTTACCAAGGAGTAACAGAAAAAATATTAAACTGTAAAGATGTTACACCTAGAACACTTGATACTGTTGCAGATGGTGTAGCTTATCTTAGAGATATGTATGGAATGATTACTAAATTACAAGGTATGTTACCTTATTCTGAGATAGTAAACAACTTAGATCTTGTTAAAGACTCAATTAATTCTACTAAGTATAAATTACTTTTCTTGAAATAAATTTTGTTATTTCAAAAAGATTTATTATATTATATTATGTTTATTAATTAAAAATTAGAAAAAATGGCTTATTTTAATCATGCGTTTAGAAAAACGTTTTTAGCAACTGGTGAAAGTCAATCTACATCAGTTACTTTATTAGACGGGACAGTAACTACTGCTGTTACCCAAGGAGGTGTATTAGAGACTAGTGGATTACCAACTTATGTACTTAATTCTTTATCTGCGCTTGCAGAAACAAATTATAGTACATATCAATCTGGTTATGTTGGAATCTTTAATTCAGGTTCACAACTATCAGCTAGTGAGAATGATCTAAAGTCTTGTTGTAATGTATTTATTGCAGGTTCTGCAATATACAATAATGACAAAATTGGTCCTTTTGCAGGAGGTTATACTGAAACTAACAAGTCTAAAGTTATTAATCCTAAATATGTATCAAGATTTTATTCTGTTGATGCATGTGAACCACAAAATGAAATAGTACACGTAGGTTCTACATATTATACATTTGGTGCTGGTGCTACTGTTCCTGTAGGAGGAATAGCTAGTTTTAGTTCTACAGGTGGTCCAGCTACAGGTCTTGCAGCTAATCTTGTAGATTTTCCAATTCAACTTGATGGTGGAACAGGAACTGGTGCAACTGTTTTAGTTACTACAAATGGTTCTGGTCAAGTAACAAGTATTAATATTTTTACAAATGGTACAGGTATTGGTAAAGGATATACTGTAGGTGATGCACTTACTATTCCTGGAGATACATCAGGTACTTTTGAAATTACAGTTACTAATATTACTGCAACAGGATTTGATCCTATTACAGGAGCTGGTGGTACTGCATGCTGTAAAGAATTTTTATGTGGTGAAACATATTCATTACGTTTAGATATTAAAGGTTCCCCTGCATTACGTTACTTAAATCACAATGCTTACTTAACTGTAGATGCATATACAGGATGTTGTCCAGAAGGTTCAATTGCACCTGTTGCAGTTAACTCAACAGAAGTGTTTATCAAATGGGCAGATGCTATTATTAATTCACCTATAGTAAATCCTTTTGTAAGAATTGTTGTACAAGATGAGGCTGGTGTTCTTTGGTATGCTCCAGGAACTTCTGCAGCAGATTTAGCAACATTAGGTGGTGATACTTGGGATAACTATCCTGCGGGAGTTGCTCACGTAGATGGTGCATGTGCAGGTTTAATTATTGCAGGTGCTTATGTAGATACTAAATTTGGTGATTGTACATTCCAATTAACTGACTTCTATGAAAAAGAACCGGTTAAACTTTATTTATCTGAAGTAGACTATAATGGTGATCCATGTACATTTGATGGTATCTGTGTAGTTCATGAGTGTTTAGCAACTCAAGCTAATGGTTTAGGTGAGACTATGTTGAGAGATTTAATTCTTTCTGAGTCTTACAGACAAAACTTCTTAGCAACAGATCTACGTATCCGTGAGATTACTCAAGGAAACCAATTGGTAACTGCAATTAATAGATCTGCATTATACAATGCATTATACTTACAACATAATGTTCCAAGATTTAATAATCCTACAGGAGTATTTGATAATGATCAGTACTTGCTACAACTTATTTTCCCGACGACTCTTGGTAGTGGTTATAGTTATGCAATAGAACTAATTAATAACTGGTTAAGTAATTGTGGTGTATGTCAATTAGAAGGTTATGGTTGTGAAACATTTTGTGATGTTCCAATTCAGTTTCCTCCATTACCTATTGTATCAAAACGTAAAGGAGACGTTAAATTCTAAATTAGAATTACAGTAATTATTAATATAAGGGGAGCAGAGTTTCAAACTCCTCCCCTTTTTTTATAATAAAATATTATGGCAAATCACGTATTAAGTTTAGAGGTTCCTTTGGTAATGAATCCTTGTATTTTAAAGTTATTTGATACAAGTGTTTATAATATTTTATTACCTGTAACTTGTCCAACTTTAAATATAACAGTACCTGGATTTAGTTATTCTAATGAAATTACAGGAAGTATTATGGATGATTTTATAAATACAAGTCAGTTAACATTAACTGCTTGTGATTTACAATTGCAATCTACAAATTGTGGAAGTGAGTATGTAAACTTACCAGATGGAATATACATTATTAAGTATAGTGTATCACCTAATGAAATAGTTTATGTAGAATATAACCATATGAGAATTACAGAAGCTTTAAATAAATATTACAATATTCTTTGTGATGTTGATGTAAATGCCTGTGATCCTCCATTTAAAATTAAACAAAGATTAGAAGAATTAAGATTAATTAAAATGTATTTAGATGCTGCAGTAGCAAAAGTAGAGTACTGTCATGAGCCTCAAAAAGGTATGAGTCTTTATAACTATGCACTGAAGTTACTAAATAAATTAAGTTGTACTAATTGTTAATTATTTAAAAACCAACAAATTATGGCTAAATGTGCAAATTGCGGAGCTACTCTTGGATGTGGTTGTCAAAAGAGAACCTTATCTAATGGAAGTATAGGGTGTGTTAATTGTGCTGGTAAGGCACCATCTACTACTTCAACTAAAAATACTGTGAGATCTAGAACAGCACCAACAGGTGCAAATGGATATCATGACTTAAAAAAATTTATAAATAGATAAAATGGCTGGTATTCCTTACTTTACTATTGTACCTTGCTGCCCTGATTTAGGAGAAGCAATTACTCCATATTTTAACATACCTGATGCAGTTGCAAACTATGAAGGTATTTGGGTATATAATGGTCCTACTGCTGTAGTTAATGGAATACTATTTACTTCAGGTTTTTGTTATGATATAGAATATCAAGGAACTACATTAGCTTTTTATCCACAAACACCTACTCCTGCAACATATACAGATGCAGAAAAACAATGTACTTTTCCAGGATGTGCTGAATGTGATTCTTTAGCACCAAATGCATTTGAAGTATATAATTGTTGTGACTCAGCAAATGTAATTACTTTAAATTTAGATACAGAATTTACAATAGATGGTGTTTACTCATATGATGGATTAACCCCTTTTACTATAGGAGATTTTATATTTGAACCAGGTAGCTGTTATAGTATTAGTTTTGTAGGTAATTCAGTAACAACAGCTGGTCCTGATTTTAAAGATTTTACATATGAAGGACCGGATTGTGTAAACTCACCTAATTGTCCATCTTGTTCTGTAACTGAACAATACTTGGCATTTACTTCTTGTTGTGATGAAAATACAATTTTATACTTTAGACCTAATAGTCTTAGTAGTTATACAAATGGTGTATATGAATACTTAGGTACACCAGTAAATGGTTTAGAAAATACTTGTTATAGTCTTACATTATATGATGTAGGTATTGCTCCAATAAATGATATTGCTGAGTATGCTGCATTACCAGAAGCTCCGGCATTTATAGAAAATGTTACATTTGATACTAAATCAAATACTAATACTAACTGTGCTGATTATACATTAGAATGTCCATCTTGTAAAAAGAAGTGTTATACACTTTATAATTGTGATGGAACATATTTTAATACTACAGCAAATATGTCAGCTTATGTTGGAACATTTGTTTCAGTATCAAATCCTAGCGGACCTATTGTAGGAACTTGGTTTGTAATTCCAAATAATGGAAATTGTAATAATGCTGTAGAAGATATAACAGTAGATCTTACTCCACCAGAACCATGTGACTGTAGATGTTTTGAAATAACAGGACAAGTTTCTACTTTACTATATATAAACTGTGAAGGAGAAGTTATTAAAGATGCAACACAAACAAAGTTTTGTTCATTTGTTTATCCTTTTGTAACAGGTACTCCAGGTCAATATCAAGTAATTGAAGGATTAGATTGTATTGATGGAGAGTGTCCAACAATATGTTATAAACTAACTAATTGTGAAACAGGAGAAGTAATTAATACAATAACAGATTTATCATCTTATTATAATCTTAACCAAGTAGTTACTTTACTTAATAATGAAGGATGCTGGCAAATAGATATTAATCAACCTGAAGAATGTGAGTGTCCAATAAATGTAACAGTACTCACATATTTTAGTGACTGCCCTACATGTTTAGGAGTAACAGCTTATAAACTAACAGGTTGTGATGAAACATTACCTATTATTTATACTACATCTGATTTATCTTTATATGTTGGTAAAACAATAGAATTTAACTGCGGATGTTATACAGTTGAATTAATAAACTATCAACCTCCTACAGATATACCTATTGTTCCAGATTATTCATTTGATAATTGTAGCATATGCACTAGTATTATCTATAAACTTATAGATTGTCTTAACCCTAATAATGTTATTTATACTACTACAGATTTATCAGGATATAGTGGTGCAATCATAAAAATAGAAAACTGTGACTCTTGTTTTACTATTGAAGAAACAAGAGAACCAGATACAATAGAAAATATAACTGTTGTAGAACAATATATAACTTGTGATGCTTGTACTGAAAATTATGCATGTGTATGTAGCAGAATAAAAAACTATGATACAGTAGAGCATGTATACGACTATATAGACTGTAATAGTGTAGAAAAACAGATTACTTTACAACCCGGAGAGTCTTCAGGTAAATTATGTTTATTTGTTTGGCTTACAACATACCCTACAGATAATATAGAATACTTTGGTAATTGTACTGAGACTATAAAATTTCAATGGGACTGTCCAAAAAATTATCCTATAAGAAAAGTTAAACCAGGTTATAAAACTCCAGTATGTAGTACTGATAAATATGAGAAAATAACTTGTAAAGCATCTGAGATATTATATAAACAAGTAATGACTCTTAGATATGGAATAAGTAATTGTTGTCCGGAAGAAGATGATAAATGGCTAATTAAAAAAGAACTGATAGATTTACAAGCTTTAGTAGATCCTAATTATGTATGTAAACCATCATCATGTGGTTGTCCAGTACCTGATTGCGGATGTACTACAAGTAAGACTTGTAATTCTTAATTATATTTTGTATATTATATAATAAGAACAATATGAAACCATTAAATTTAGATAATAAACCTTGTAGTCCAATTTCAAGTAATTGTGTAATTTGGCAGGGTCCTGATATTCCTTGTATTAAATTATGTACAGGAGATACTGTATCTGATGTAGTATATAAAATTGCTACTGAACTTTGTACAGTATTAGATACTTTAAAAGTAGATAATTATGACCTTACTTGTTTTAATATAAATGCGTGTGGTCCTCAAGATTTTCAAGCACTTATTCAATTTCTAATTGATCAAATTTGTTCTATAGAAAATTTACCATCAAGAACAGATGGAGCAACTTCAGGTTGTCCTGATTGTGTAGTTTCAGTAGCTCCTTGTTTTGTTGTAGGTACTCAAACTACTATGCAATTATTAGATTATGTACAGGCAATAGCAAATAAAATATGTGGTCTTATAACAGAAATTGCAAACATAAATAATAGAATAGATAATGTAGAGATATCTATTATAGATATTCAAAATCAGATAGACAACTTACCTACATATACATTACCTTCTATATTAGTTGATTGTAATTTAAGTGCAACAATAACTGCAGGTGGAACATATCAGATTGATGCTGTTCTTACTGCTTTAATAAATGATGATACAAATGGTTATTGTGCATTAATAAATGCAACTGGATTACCAGCAGATATAATTAGTGCAGTTACATCCCAATGCATTGCAGATGGAGATGCTACATTAAGTAACCCAGCTGTAACTTACGGCTCTCTTGCAGGATGGGTATCTTCATTAAGTGTAGATACAGCTGCCGGAGCTATTAATAATTTATGGTTAGTTGTATGTGATCTTTATAACGGCTTTACTAGTTATGTTGCACCAACTTCAGTAGTAACTGCTGGTGATTGGATAACTGTAACAGCATCTACTGTAGGTACAGTAACTACATATGAAGTAGCTGAAACTGAAAAACCAGGTCTTAGTGTTTTTCTAAGTCCTCCAGCTAATATACTAAAAACCGCACCTGGATTAAATACAGGTAGATTATGTGATGGAAGTATACAAATAATGAGTTCTGCAGAATACAATGACTTTGGTGCAGCATATGACAGTACAACTGGTATATTTACAGTTCCTACAGATGGTGTATATCAAATATCATTTTTTGCTCATCTTACAAAAGATGTAGGTACCGGTTGGTATGATGCTGGTGTCCCAGGAATGATTACAGCAGGAATCATGAGTCCAACTGGTTGTCAGTTTTATTGTGTAAATAATAACTCTCCAGTAGTTACACAAAAACATTCATCAATAAATGGATCTTTTACTAGAAAACTTACAACAGGAACACAAATATGTTTAAAGGTAATTAATCTTACAAATTATGATTACTTATCTGAAACAGGAGATGTAATAAGATTTTCAGTACAAAGAATAAAATAATAAAAAATGGCAACTACAAATACATGTAAAAAGAATTGTGGATGTCAAGATAGTTTCTTGACAAGTCCTGCACCATGTCCTACTCCACAAGGATGTCCAGAACCAGAACCATGTTCTGAAGTTTTTGATGCTCAGTGTATAATCTATACAGGTGAACCTATTACATGTAATGGAGATACAGTGGTGCCTAGTAATACTAATATGGCAGAAGCTTTAAGATTAATTGTGGGATACTTTTGTCCAGCACCTTAAGATGTTGCAGGTTTGTTGGTATTTTCTGTAACAAACAAGGCAAAGCCCTCACACTAGTGAGGGTTTTGTTTTATTCGTATATTTGTTAATCTCATTTATTTTTAGTATATTATTATGAAGGAATTTAAGCAACCTGACATTAGTGCTCCAAGATTTAGACCTAGAGTACACAACATTTTAGAAAAAGAGTTCTTTGACAGTTTTAAAAAAAAATTTCCTAGATATAAGAATCTAGAAAATAGTGTTTTGAAAAATATTATAAAGACATACAATAAAACATTATTCAATACAGTAATTGAAACAAGAGATGGTATACAACTACCTGAATCATTAGGCTGGTTGTTTATTGGAACTTGTCAAACAAGTAAAAAGAAAAATGTGGATTTTGGTAAGTCTTTAAAATATGGCGTAACTGTAACTAATAATAATTTAGGAACAGATGGTAAACTAGCTAAAATATTTTATAGCAATAGTGCTAATAAGCATAAAATTAAAAATAGAGAATTTTGGGGGTTTACTGCTTGTAGAGAATTTAAAAGATCAGTTGCTAAATCATATCCGGAGAACTGGAATATGTATTTAGTAGTTGAACCAAAATTACAAATTAAAACACAATATAGTAAAACTGTTTATAAAAACATGTTAAAGACAAAGACTCTACATGCTTTAAAAAACTATAATGAATTTGATATATGACAACAATAGGTGAAGCAATATCAAGAGTTAGAAATACTCTAAAGGCAGTTAAAGAAGATCCTTTCTTGACTGATAGAACTATATATTTTTCATTACTTAAGTATGGCCAAACTCTTCTTAAAAGAGAAGATAACCAATTTAGACTAATGAAAATAAGTTCTATATTTAATGTTTTACCTTATGTAGAATTAATTAGTGTAGATAAAGTAGAAGCTCAATGTATTGGTGTATATTCAGGTTGTTACTTTAAAAGATCTAAAGAAAAATTACCAACTATACTTGATGGTATATTTGGCCCTATTATACGTACTGTATCTTCTATAGATGGTTCTATAGAATTATATAGAACTGATCCGGGTACATGGGTATCTATGACTAGGAGTACTACTTTTAAATATAATAAGAAACAATACTTTTGGTATCTTAATGGTTATTTATATTTACCAAATGTAGACTGGGACGCAGTTAGAGTTGAAGCAATATTTCAAGGAGATACATTAGGTTATCAATGTGGAGAAGATAATGAAGATTCTTGTGTAATTAGACAAGACCAACCTTTACCTTTTCCAGAATACTTATTTTCTGAAGTAGAGCAATTTGTAATTAAAGAACTTACTATGGCTATGCAAGTACCTACAGATGGTGCTGATGATAGTCAAAATTCACTTAGATAATGGATTATAATTATACACTCCGGTACCGTACATTTGACCAGTTATTGGAAGATGTATCTATTGACTTAAATACATTTGCTTTAGAGAACATGATAGAGCCACAGACTCTTATTAAGTTAGCTAAAAAATTAAACTATGATTTAGGTTTAAGAATAAATCAGCAGAAAGAAATTATATTAGAAGTCTGTCATGGTAAAGTTAAATTACCTGATGATTTTTATACATTTAACTTTGCATTTGTTTGTGGTGAATTTGAACAAAGAGTAGGTTATGATGGATGGGCTTCTGGTACTAATGTGCAAGAAGTACCTTATCAAGAAGTACCTAGTACAACAGATACATGCGCAGCACCCACAGTAAACTGTAGAACCTGTAATTCTAATCCATGTAATCATACAGCAGCTTGCGGGCTTAATTATCCTATAGCAGATCCAATACCTACTCAATATGATCCTAACAATCCATACGGAGATACTTGTATTGCTCCAAGAGTTTTTATGAATTGCAAAGGTGAACAATATGAATTAGTACAAATTATAAATACAAGTAATGTAAGAATATATAAAAATCTTATTCCACTTAGAATGAAGGCTAGTCAAGAAATAGAATGTGACTGTCCTAATCTTTACTATAATACTGTAAACCAAGGTTGGATTAAAGGAGGTTTTTTATTTACAACATTTCAAACTGGAAAAGTATATTTAAACTATCAGGGTCAGATGGAAGATGATCAAGGTAACTTATTGGTACCAGATCATGATCTTATAAATGAATATTATGAGTATGCATTTAAACAAAGAATTCTTGAGAATCTATATATGAATGGGGAAGATGTAATGCAAAGACTTCAACTTGTTGAACAAAGATTAAGACCTGCAAGAAATCAAGCTCTTACTGTAGTTAATACTCCAAACTTTAAAGAAATGGAACAGCTATGGTGGACAAATAGAAAGGCAATGTACTCTAAGTATTATGATATGTTTAAATCATATTCTCCTAATAGTGCTTATTATAGAAACCTAGGATTTAATAGAGTAAAATAATATGGCAAAGAACATACAAAATAGTGCGCAGAATTTAACTAATACATTTACAAAAGGTCTTAATAAAGATTCTGATCCTTCATTTGTATCTGAAGGTATGTGGTTACATGCTCGAAATGCTGTAAACAATACAGCAGAAGGAGACTTAGGTACATTATCAAATGAGAGTTCAAACTATCTTTGTGCAACAGCCGGATCAACAATGCCACCTACTGTAGTAAATAAATACATTATAGGAGGAATACATTTATTCAGTGATACTTGGGTTATATATACAGCTGGTCATGATGTAAATGGTGTTACAGTAATGTCAGAGATTGGTCTTCTTGAAGAAAGTAAATGTATATATAGACCTATTGTACAAGATGCTTGTTTAGGTTTTGATAAAAGATTTTTAATATCAGGTTCTTCAAGAGAAAAAGAAGATTGTACTTGGCAAGTATATTGGGCAGATGGTTTAAATCCAGATAGATTTTTAAATGTTGGGGATCCTAAATTATGGCCAGATCCTGCAAACTATTTTTGGTCTGTGTCACAAAGTAACTATACTAATAGTGTAAACTTTTATACTAATTATAATAATACATCTGATACAATACTTTGGCCCGGAGTAACTTGGACACAAAAGTGTACACCAATAGATACTAATAATCCTTGTGAGTTTTGTGTAGATCAAAATAAATTAGATTGTGATAAAATAAGATTAGCAAGATTAATGAGTACACCTTGTCTTAAATTAAGTTTAGGTGTAACAGGAGGAACATTAAGAAACGGTACTTACTTTGCAACAATAGCTTATAGTATAAAGGGTCAGAAAATAACAGATTATTTTTCACAAAGTAATTATCAGTTTGTTTACACATTTGAAGATTTACAGGGTTCTTTAGATTTAGAAGTAAGTGCAGACTCAGAAAATTTTGATGAGTTTGAATTAGTAATAGTACAGTGTATTAATAATGGTACAGTAGCAAAAAGAATTGGTACATATTCTACTAATACAAGCAGAATTACTTTAGATCAAATTAAAGAAGATACTCTTACAGTTCCATTAGAAGACATTCCTTTACAAACACCAGTATTTGAAAAGTCAGATCAGATTACTGAAGTAAACAATTACTTACTAAGAGTAGGACCTACATCTAAGTTTGATTTTAATTATCAACCCTTAGCAAACTTAATTAGATCCCGTTGGGCTTCAGTTGAATATCCTGCTAACTATTATGTAAATGGTGGTAATAAAACTAGTTATTTAAGAGATGAAGTATATGCATTCTTTATACGTTGGGTATATGATACAGGTGATAAGTCTGCTTCTTATCATATCCCCGGGAGACCTCCTAAAAATTATACAATACCAGGAACTACTAATACCTATCCTGAAGAGTCAACAAGTTATAATGGAAAAAACATCCTTTATTATGATTCAACAGATCCTTTAAAAACAGAACAAGTATTTGAAGTATATAATACTGCTAGTACTTTATTACCTGTAAATATTCCGGGTACTGAAACAATAGGTGGTAAAATAGTTTTACCAGATGGAGGTATAGTAAATAGAGTGGGTGAAATGGGTTATTGGGAATCAACAGAAAACTATCCTGATAATCAAGCAGAAATTTGGAACCCAAGTGAACATTGTTGGACTGGACAAGCAGGTGCATCAAAAGAATATGACTTATGTGGTAAAAAAATTAGACACCATAAGTTTCCTGATAATACTACAGATCCACATTTTACACCTAATGTAAATGCTACAGGCTCACAAGTAGATGTTCCTTCTATAAGAATATTAGGAGTATATTTTGAAAATATAATTTTTCCAAAAGATAATGATGGTAATGATATACCAGGTATTGTAGGATATGAAATATTAAGAAGTTCTAGAGAAGGTAACAGAAGTGTTATTGCTAAAGGTATGATAAATAACTTTAGAACTTATGAAGACATTGGAGATTATAATAATACACAATCTTCATTAAGAACAAGAGGTTTATATTTAAACCATCCGTTTAACTGTATATATCCTCCATATAATACTAATAATCCAAGTGATCATAATTATTTATATAATGATCCTTTTATTAGAATTCCTGACCCTAATGATCCTGACCCTCTTGATGCAGGAGGTAAGGTATTAAATCAAAGTATACCGGAAGATATTATTTCATTTCACTCTCCAGATACTACATTTAGAAATCCATTCTTATCAGCTACTGAATTTAAAACATATGGTTATATATCAGGAGTTTCAGATCAAAAATTTGTTGAACCTTCTAAACACCCTCAGTTTAAATTAATAAGTGATCAAGCATGGGCTACAGCCTTATTTGTAGGTTTTGGAGAAGCTATAGTATCTTTACTAGGTAAAAGAGTTTACAATCAACCTGGCGGAAATTTTACTGCACAATATCAATTACCTGAAGTGGGAGGTAATACATTACCAATTGGTATACAAACTAACTTAGATGATGCTTTTTTATTTTATACACAATTACAGTTATATAATGCTCAAGAAGGTATTTATGATCTTTCAGGTGGTTTTTTATTAGATGCTTTTACAGGAACTAATGTAGAACAACAACTATTACAAAATTTTAATGAAAATGCTTTAGCTTTTGGTGGAAATTATACAGCTCCTTGGTTATCTGTTGAATCTAATGCAAACTCATATTTACCAGCATATTTAGAAACAGGTTTTAGTGTATTAGGTGCTATAAATAAGTTTGCATATTATTTTTCTGAAGGTGCTAATGTTACACTTGATGCTATATATGCTTTCTTACCATATAGACAATATGCACTTCAACAACAAGCTTATGGATTTTATGATGGTTGGAATATTACACAAACATTATCAGATAGTAATTTAAAAAGATTTAAAATTGGAGAGGCTTTTTATTTAAGAGATTCTTTACAAACCATGCCTTCTTATGCAAACAATAGTGTGCCCGGTACGTGGTATAGATATAAAATAAATAATCTTAAAAGATCTGACACAGTAGTTTTAAGAACTCTTACAGGTCCTAGATATAATGTTAGTTATCCAAATGGTTTAAATAAAGGACCTGCATTTTTACAAAATGATAAATCATTAGTTACTGTTGGTCAGTTAGGTTATGAAGCTACTCCTGATAGAGATTTTGGAAAAAATATTGCTAGCTATTATGGAGCTATAAAAGTTAGATTACAAAATCAGTATGGACAATTAGATTCCATAAAACAAATTGTAATCACACCTTGTGAACAAAAAATAAATTATACAGACCCTACAGATATTAATTACTTTGTACAAACAGGACCATTTCAATGTACTCCGGGAGTAAATAGTAATTATACTGTTAAGTCTTTAACTAAAACTCCTATATTTTTTGGTGGAGATACTTATATTAATAGGTATGCTGAAAAAAACACAATGTTCTTTTTTAATGATTGGTTATATGATTTTCCAAATGGATTTGAGTATAATTATCTTTTAAGAAGAATGTTTATAAATCCTAGATTCTGGATAAACTCTCAGAGATATGATATTTCAGAAATGAGTCCAGCAAACTTCCTTTCGCCTAGTTATCCTGGTGGAGGATTTAGACCAAGAAACTTTTATCAACTAGATCACAATAGTTATAACTATCAAACAGATGCTGAAGGTAACTATCCTCCTGCTGTTGGTTTTGGTGTAAAGAATTCTTATTTCTATTTAGCTAATTCTTCTGTTAGAGATTTTTATGTAGAGAGTGATGTTCTTGTAGATTTTAGAGAAGCTGGTTCACAACAATTTGAAAAAGTATACAATCCATATAACTATACAGATTTACCTGTATTGTTTGATATGAATCCTGTAAATATTACTCAAGGAGATTACTATGAATATGACTATTCTTTAAGTGTAAGTAAATTATATAATCAGTATTTTTCATCTGGTAATTTACAATCTAGATATTATGATCCTTTTGTTTCTAAACTTTGCTATACATATTTTCCTGATAGAATTTATTATTCTTTACAACAAGTAGAAGAGGCATTTAAAGATAGTTGGTTTGTATATTTACCAAATAACTATAAGGAATTTAAATCACAAATATCTGGTGTAAAGTCAATAAATAAAAATGGTATATTAATTACTTTTAAAAATGATAGCCCATTAATGTATCAGGGTGTAGATGTTCTTCAGACAGATCTTAATACAAAAATTACTATAGGTGACGGAGGTTTATTTTCACAACCACAACAAACAGTATCAAATGCAGATAAACCATATGAATATGGATCATCTCAAAATAGATTGTCTGTAATAAATACTCCTGCTGGTTTGTACTATGTTTCTCAAAACCAAGCAAAGATATATCAGTATGGTGGTAACATGTTAAAAGAAATATCTCAGATAGGTTTAAAATGGTGGTTTACATTATTCTTACCATATAAGTTACTTGAAGATTTTCCTAATTACCCATGGCAAGATAATCCTGTTGCTGGTATTGGAATACAATCTGTCTATGATAATCAAAACTCTATTTTATATTTTGCTAAAAAAGATTATAAATTAAAACCTATAGAACAAAGACCGGCTGGTCCTGTAGAATATGTACCTTATGTTTCAACAGGAAAATATAAAGGTAGGGGTGATTACTTTACAGTAGGTGGAAAAGGTAAATATTTAATTGGTGATCCTGCTTTATTTGAAAGTGCATCTTGGACAATAAGTTTTGACCCTAAAAATAATTTCTGGATAAGTTTTCATGACTGGCATCCAGATTTAACATTCCCTACAAAAACTACATTTTTAACTTCAAAAGGTAATACTTTATGGATACATAATTATGTGTGCGATAATTTCTGTAATTACTATGGAACTCCTTATCCTTTTGAAATAGAACTGCCAATTATTACAGGACAGACTGTAACTACAATTAAATCTATAGAATATATATTAGAATGTTATAAGAGAAAAGCTGGTAACTGTGTTGATCAGTTCCATGTACTAGATTATAATTTTGATAAAGCAGTAATATATAATTCAGAACAAGTATCCGGGTATTTAAATTTAAATATTTTCCCTAAAAATAATGTAACACTTAGTTTAGATTATCCTAAGTTTAATCCGATTATACCAACTATTATAGATGATACTATAGTAGGTTTACCAGGGTTTGATATATTATTCTCTAAAGAAGAAAACAAATATAGATTTAATCAGTTCTGGGATATAACAAAAGATAGAGGAGAGTTTCCTATTGGTTCAGGTTATCCACCACAAGGTCCATTAGTACCAGATACTACACAACTTTTAGGAAATTATCCTAGTGAAAATATTTGGGTAACTAGAGCAGATGGTTATAGAAAAGAATTAAATTTAGCTAACTTAGATTTAACTAAACCAGAATTACAAAGAAAGAAGTTTAGACATTATTTAAATATACTCCATTTAAAAAGAGAAATTTCTAATGATGTGAATATGATAATTAAACTTACAAATAGTAAAAACCAAATATCACTTAGGTAATGAGTTATAATAGAAAAGCCTTATCTAAAGCAAAATTAGATTTAGATAAATACAAGAAACCTAATCCGTATAAAAAAGATATTATTTATACTGAACAAGGTCAATGGAAATTCCCGGGTCAAAAAACTAGAATACCTTCTAGTGATATTACTATGCAAGGAGTACCTTATCCTGTATTTGCACAACCTAATATTGGTAAACCACAAATGATGTATCCTGGACAAGAATATAATTTTCCAGGAGCAGACTATGTAGATGAAACTCCTATGGCAAAAAAAGGAGGTTTAGTACAAATGCCTAAACCAACTAAAAAGGGTCTAGCTTCTAAAAAATATTCAAGGAGTCTTTCTGCTACAAATAAACTGTTTACAGAAAATCCTCTATTTAAGAAACCAAAATCTAAAAAAAGAAAAGTATTTGATCCTAATGCTAAGTATTATCAAGATGGCGGTGTTCCTTATAATTATAATCCATTTACTTCTGTTGATCCAGAAGCAGAGGAAACACCAATGCCATTTAAGCCAATAAGAACAGAAAATGAGCCAGAAGATTATAACCAATTTCTAGAGTATTCTGAATCAGCTCCTGAAAATAGGAGACCTTATTCTTTTTATGGTGATCCAAATGAATATGATCACTATGGTATGTGGGATGCATTAGGTAAACCTAAAAACTTTGAAGAAGCTTTACAAATGAATTCTGATTGGCAACCAGATCCTTATGATGGATATTATCATGGTTTTAGTGTTAATCCAAATACAGGAGTATTTTTAAAATCAGGTAAACCAGGATTTAAAGAAGGTGACACAACCTGGATGGAAATAGCTGGTCATTATGCAAGTCCTAGAGCTAATGATAGTACACCAGTATATGATCTAGATTTACAAAGATTTAAATATGTACCTAAGGAAAAAGATGGAGGTATTACTTTAAATGTTTCTGATAATGAAATACAAAAATATGTTGATGGAGGTTATGTAGTAGAAGAGTTACCTGAGATGCAACCTGGTGGTACATTTAAACCAGGCACAGGTTACAAGATGCCTACATTAAGTAAGTCTGAAATGGCTACTATTAAAAAAGAAGTAGCTAAAGCAAAACCAGTTGCTGTTTCAAAACCAGTAGCAAAAAAACAATCAACATCTAGTTTTGCAGATAGGGCTGCTCAAGTAAATAAAGAAAATAAATTAAAAGGTATTGAAAACATATCAGTAGATGAAGCAACATATAATGCTAATAGAGATCGTCAAAATATGCAACATTTATCAGAAGCTTTATCTGGAGTTGGAGAAATTACAGGTATAAATTCTGCTATAAGAACTGGAGAAAGACTGATAGATGATCCTTTAAAGTTTGCAGGTGATTTAACTACAGGTATAAGTCAAGTTCCTGAAACTCTTGTTGAAGGTGCTATGACACTAGGTAGTAAACTATTTGGAGATAATAAAGACTATGTTGATGTTGACACAGATGCATTAGGTGTTGCTCTTGATGTTGTAGGTGCTTTACCAGTTGTTGGTACAGCAGGTAAAGTTGCAAAACCTGTTTTAAAAAGTGGATTAAAATACGCAGATAATGTAATATATCCTACAAGAGGATATAGAGCTAGTACATTTGATAAAAATTTAGAAAATTTAAATTATGGTTTAGGAGATGATCCTATAAATGCAGCAAAACAAAAAGAACTTATAACTAAAGTAAATAAAAAAGGAGATTTTTTTACAACAGACTTGGAAGAAATGTCACAATATTTAAAAGGAAATGAAGGCAGGAGAGGTGTTTTTATGGGAGATGATATGGTGATAGAAGAAGTAAAAATACCTTTTTGGAAAAAAAATATTTTAAGTGATTCAGATGTGGTAAACTTAAAAACAGCACAAGGTTCTGTATTACCAGGGCAACCTAGAACTATGTTTCAATCAGAAATAAATGCTAATGAATACATTATCCCTAGAAAAAATATTTTTTATCCAAGAAAATCAACAGTAATAAAAGCAGCACCAGAGGAAGTTTTTAAACAACCTGTTTATGCTAAGAATTTTAGAGGAGAAGATATTGATATAAGTGAGTTTGATTTTAATTATTCTCCTTTTTCACCGGATGATCCTGTATTTTCAAATAAAGGTTATCAGTATCTAGAAGATCAAATAACAGGAGCAACTGGTAAAGAACTACCTTTATATAATCCTAATCCACTTCAACCACATACAAGATATAAAAATTATTCTAAAGGAGCAAATGCATCAAATACAGCAAGTAAAGTTGCAAAACCTATTATTAAATCAGCTAAATTAAAAGAGTTTTTTAATAGACCTCCTGGACCACTTATGCTTGGTTTAGGAAGTAGAACAAAAACTCCTAAAACAATTCCTAACTTTGAATCAGAAATAGATTGGGTTAATTGGGTAAAAAAACATAATAAAAATTATGATGCTGAAGATATTCAAAATGTAATTAAAAATTCTGAAGAGTATAATATTATTGAACAACAAACAAAAGCTAATGGTACTTGGATGACAAATGCAGATGGAACTCCTTTCCAAGGAACACCAGAACAATTTATTCAACAACAAAGTACTAAGTTTAAACAAGCTTATCCTGAAGGAACTGAAATAACATATAGAGGGGGTGATAAAAGTGATGCATTAAAAAGTGATTGGAGTGACAAATCTAAGGTTGTATTTACAACAAAAGATGAATATGGTGCAAGAGCTTATAATAGAACATTAGATGAGCCGGCTATATCTTTAACAGAAGCTCCACCAGAAGGGATAAGTCAATTATATATGCCACAAACAACTAATAAAATAGTTATAGATGGAAATATATATCCTATAGGACATAAGAATAGAAAGTATGGTTTACCTTATATTGACGATAAGGGTAAAGAGGTTATAGATCCGGCATATAGAACTAATTATGCTAGGTTAAATGCAATTGATCAGGTACCTGCTAATGAATTAGAAGCTCAAAATTTAGAAGCTTTTAAAAATTGGATGTTAGAGAAACATCCTACAATGACAGAAAGAGGTTGGTCAGGAGAACCTAGAATTTTAAATGACTGGGTAATGACAGATCATTTTGCAGATTTTTTAAATTCACCCGCAGGTAAAGATATATCCAGAGTAGAGTTTCAAAAGATAATGGACGGTACTCTAAACCCTATTGACGTTGAAGTGCATAATTTAAATAAGGCACAACAACTTAAATCTAGGTGGGGTAATAGTGGAGAATTTGATTTAACTAATCCTAATAAATTTAAAGCTTTATTACCATATATTATTCCGACAGGTTTAGGAACCGGTGCAGCTGCTTATGGTACATCTGAAAATAATACTGAACCACAAAATAAAAAAGGTGGTAACATTAATAACTATGCTCCGGGAGGAGAACTATCTCCTAAAGATTTAGACCCAGCTACTCTAGAAAAATACTTATCAGATTTAAGAGATTTAGAAAACTCTATTAAAAAAGGTTACAAAAATAATAAATGGTATCCACATTCTAGTATTGAGGGTGGTGCTAATACTATAGCTTATGGACATAAATTAAAACCTGGTGAATCATTTGCTTCAGGTTTGACTGAACAACAAGCTAGAGACTTACAGAAAAAAGATGTATTAGTTCATCAGGCTAAAGCAGAAGAATATGTAGATAAAAAATATGGTACAGGAACTTATGACAAGTTACCTCAGAATAGTCAAATGATGCTTACTGATTATGCATATAATTTAGGTAGCTTAAATCCGTTCCCAAGTTTTGTAGAAGGAGTTGTAAAAGGAGATAAAAATAAAATGCTCCAGCAATATGAAAGAAGAGGATTATCAGAAAGAAATAAATGGACTCAAAATGTAATAAATACTACTGATTTCTCTAAAGGTTCAGATGAAGGTTTTTTTGATTGGCTTAAAACTGGTTGGTGGAACAAGAAAAATGGTGGGGCTATTGAAATGGATATTAAAAATAAAGAAGACCTAAAAAGATATGTTGATCAAGGTTACATTATAGAAGAATTGTAAATTTTTAAAGTTTACTCATTAAATTAAATTTTAGTATATTAGTATATAACACGTTATTATGAAAGTAAGAATAACTAAAGCACCAGATGGAAAAGGGAAGTTTGTAAGTAAACTACAAAAATTTACAGCACAAATGGGTGGAACACCTCCTTCTTCTCAAGAACAATTGGTAAATTTTATAGCAAATGATATTGCTTCAGGAAAAGCTAAAGAAGAAACTATGGTTAAACTCTTTGCTATTTTAGGTAATGATTTTAATTCAGCTAATAGTTACTATGATCAAGTATATCAAATGTATGCTTCTCAAAATAAAGAAGAAGAGGAAGAAGAAGAAACAGATGAAGCAACAGAATCTAACAAAGTAGAAATAGCAAATAGTCCTGTAACACAACCTGTTTCACAACAGAATGAAACTAAAATTTCTAATGATCTTATAGCTGAAGATAGAGACGACTCAGACTTTGATGCAGAAATATACTCTGACTATGAAGATCCTAATGCAACTACTCAAGCTAAATTAGGAGGTAACTTTAAAAAGGAAAGAAGAAAGTATGTAAACAATATTCTTAAACTGGCTAAAAAAGAACTTGGTGGAACAACACAACTAACTCAATCTTCTACACCAGATCCAACTGGTGAAGAAGTTAGGAATAATATGAAAGGTTCTTTTGTAAATAATCTTAAGAATAATGCTCAGTTAGCTGTAATAAAAGAACAAGCAGAAAATCAGTTTGATACATACATGCAAGATGGTGGTCAAGAACAACCATATGACTTTACTCATTATACTCATGGTGATACTGATGTGTTTCATGATCCTATGAATGAGTTAGTACAAGCAAGATTAGGCTTTAATAAAAGAAGAGGTTTTAGAAACAATCCATATTACATGACACCTTTTATGGGTCTTACTCCTGATATGTTACAAATGGGAATGATGGGACCTATAAGTAAATTAGATGTTACAAGATCCCATTGGTTAACAGGAAGACCTTCTAGATACTCTATGGAATTTAGCCCTATGCCAGGAATGGGTATGGGTTATTATTTACCTGGTTATGGGCACGGTATGAGAGCTACTGGAAATAAAACTCCGGGTAGACTTGTAACTGAACAAATCAGTAAAGATGTAAATAATGAGAGTATAAAAGAAGTAGCAAATACAACTAACTCTGAAGCTGCAAATAACGCTACTGGTCCAAAAAATTGGAATGAGGCAGATTATAATAGTGATAATATTCCAGATTATTTACAACCAGATGGTGCAGGAACAGAAGATCTAGCAATGGGTAGAAATTTACCTGTGGGTCCAGTAGAAAATCCTAATGATCCTACTGAAGAAATACCTACAGAAAAAGTTATTACTAAACCTAAAAAGAAATCTACTCCTAAAACAGTTACTCCAGTAGTTACTCCAGTAGTTACTCCTCCTTCAGATCCATTTGGTATTGGTGCAGGAATTGAGAATCTTATTAGAGGAGGTGCTGAGTATCTAGACCAAGGTATTACAAAAGGAAAAGATTGGTTAGAAAAAACTGCTAGAGAAACTGGTTGGAAACCTGATTCTGAATTAATTGCTGAAGCTACTCAAAGAATGAATAGCAGGGGTTATGATCCAAGAAATTATTATGGTTCTCTAGGTATGGGTCCTCAAGCAGCACAAGCAGATGATGCTTTAGTGCAAACACTTGTATTTGGTGCACCTAATTGGGGAATTAATTTTGGTAAAAATGCTGTATCTCAAGCTGTTAATAGTGGTTCAAAACTATTAGGTAAAGGTACTTCAGCATTACCTTCAGGACAAACTATGTTAAATGCTGGACAAACTATGTTAAATTCAGGACAGAGAATGTTAAATCCTGGACAAAAATTACTTAATCCACCTGCAGGTTTTCAATTTAAATTACCATTTCAAATAGGTGGTATAGTAAATGATCCATTTATGGATCCTTACGGAAATTTACAAAAGTTTATTTATGGTGGTAATGATGCTTTTACTCAAGCAGATTTAGATGATACTTATTCTAAAGATACAACAGATGCTTACTTTGCTAATGGTGGTTTAACTAAATATCAAACAAGAGGAGAAGTAGGTAATGATTATAGTTCTTATGCTAAACAAATAGGAGATAGATTAGGTATGTCTTTGAGAGATGATCTATCTGCTAAAGAAATGTATGAGTTAGCTCAAAAGGCTGGTATGTCTAATCCTCAAAGTAATACAAGAACACAGACTAATGTAAACAGAAATGCTTATCCTAATTATTTTAACGCAGGTTATAATAGAGGGCAGTTTCCGGGAATGTATTATGATCCTAGATTAGGAAACAGAGGTCCTGGTATATTTCCAGGGAGATTTGCTACTTATGCAGGAACATGGGCAAAACCAATGGGTATGCGTGTAGCAGGAACCAATCAACCTTACACAGGTATGTTTGATCCTTCTAGTATTGCTAAGATAAATGTTACAAAATCTAATTGGCTAACAGGAGCTCCTAGAAGATATACTATAGATTATAATGTAAACAGAGATGCTTCTGGAAAACCACTGATTAATCTACCTACTTCAGGTAGTTTAGCATCCGCAGGTAATACATCTGCCGGTAGCAATGTACCTAAAGGAAATGATCTACAATCTACTTTACAGAGAGAAACTCAAGGTTTATCTGGCAGAGATTTGAGAGTTAAAGAGCGTGATATAAAAAGAGCTTTTAAGCAAGGTTATGGTAGTGATTATGCATATGATGATAGTAGAAATGGAAATTTTTCATTTACTCCATCATCTACTGTAAAAGCACCTGGAGAAGATAAAGAGTATATTGCAGAATTCCAACAAAAACAAAAAGATAGAGGTTTAGTATGGAATGAACAACAAAAGAAATGGGTACCTAATGCACAGAATATGGCGGCTATTAATGCTGCAACTGATCCAAACTATGTAGCTAATCAACAAACTGCAGGTAATGCTTTGGAGCAAATGGTAAATAATCCATCTAATCTTTTTGATTACTCTAATTCTCCTAGACAGTCTAGTGCTCCTGATGTAAAACAATCTGCACCTACTGGACAGACACAATCTCCAACAGCTTTAGATTATTTACAAGGGAAAGCTCAACCAACAAGTAGAACACAAAGTGGTACTACAGTAATTAATGCTGCTGGAGAACCAATAACAGATGAAAGTTTTACAGAAGCTAACACACCTTCTGCAGCAAATCCGGCATCTGCAGCACCTAATCCGTTAGCAGCATTTATACAATCTGCTATAGGTTCACCAAGTAGTACATCTACTGAAAATTTATTCAATGCTGTGCAACAAATGAAAGCTAATGCTTCTCCTCAAAGTTCAGCAAATGTACAAACAGGTAGACCAGGTTTTGATTTACCTACAACTCCTAATGCACCAGAAGCAAAATTTGAGATTAACAAAAACAATCCTTATAATGAACAAAAGGAAATGTTTAACTATCTCCAAAATATGAGAAATGAAGCTTATCCAGAATGGAGAAGAAATGAAGCTGCTTTTAGATTTGGTGGTTATTATCAGCCGGGTGGAGAAAAGAGAAGAATAATGCCTCAATTATTTGACCGCTTAGATAGACTCAGATCTTTTCTTGGTAATGATGATGAAGAGTCTGTACAAATGCCTCAACAAACATTTGAAGAAGAAATGCCTTTACAAGATTTTTATAATCAAAGTGTAAATGATGCTATGAAACTTTCAGAAAACTTTCAGAATACATTACCTGTACCAGAAGAAGATCTGATGTATCAAACAGAATATACTCCTGAACAATTAGGTTTAATTGAACCAGTTAGTAAAAAATCAAGGTTTAGTAATAAGAAAAAATATAGTAAACCAAAATCTAATTCATCTGGTAAATCTAAATCTACTACTAGTTCAAATGTATCAGCTGATGATTATGATAAATATGTTTCTGAAAATAGAAATAATTATAAGCCACTTTCACCTGAAGAATCAAAAAAAGCACAAGCTGCTAAATTAAAACAGGATGAGGCTAGATATCGTAATAGAAACTATAATAGTTACACTGATGCTAAGAATGCAGCTAGACAATTTTCTGATGTTTCTACACAAGATAATATTATTTTTAGAATGAACAAGCAGCTAGAAACTTTGAGAGACCAAGAAATGACTTTATTAAATAAAACAAATAAAACAACAGCTGAAAAAACAAAATTATCTGAGGTAAATAAACAAGCAAATGATTTAACACTTAAGATACAAGCAGAAGAAGCTAAACTTAAAAAGATAGTTGATGCAAAACTTGCTGGTAAAAAAAGATTTGGCGGAATACCTCAAGCTCGATATGGTTTTGAAACTCCTGTTACTGAAGATGACAGAACTAAACCTGCATTAGATAGAATGCAAACTATGTCTTCTAAAGATGCGGGAAGACAATTACTGAATACTCAATTAGATAAAATGAGAGAAGAGTATGGTGAAAAACCTGGAGTAGTTTCTGTAGATTACAAAAATAAAAATATGTGGGAATTAAATCCAGAAATAGGTAATATTCAATTTAATACTGCTTTAGCTGGAGCTACTGGACTTAAAAATATAGGAGATACAAAAAAGGTGCAAGCAAGTTTATATAATGAATTTTATGGTGATGCATCTGCTCCTGAAACAGCAATGATAGATAGTGGAAACTATGATACTAATACAGGTTTATTTAAACCAGATGAACAAGGTTTTGAAGGAGTAGTTAAATTTGGTGGGCCTATATATGAGGATGGAGGAAGTGTGTATGATGATATGGAAGAAGGAGATGAAGTAATGATGACACCAGAAGAACTTCAAGAATTTTTAAATAATGGTGGTGAAGTAGAATATATATACTAAAACAAATGATAAAAGTAAGAATTAAAAAAGTTCCTGGTTTAAAACAAGCTAGAACTGGTTATCAAGTTCAAGGTGCATTAGCAAATGACGTACCTGCCTTTGGTGGTGCTGACTATAATGCTTATATAGGAAAACCTCAAACTAAAGTTAGTAGAACTTTGCAACCTGTTGCAAGAGAAGGAGCTAATCTAGAAGCTGAAAAGAATGAAACAGTTGTTACTAATGATGGTAGTAATATGCCTGCATTTTATACAATTGGTGGTAAAAGACATTATGAAGGAGGTACTCCTTTAAATTTACCAGATGATAGTTTTATTTTCAGTGATACTAAGGCAATGAAAATAAAGGATCCTGCTATACTTAAAAAATTTGGTTTATCACCTAAAGATGGTGGGTATACTCCTGCGGCTATATCTAAAAAGTATGATTTAAATCCTTATAGAAAAATTCTACAAGATCCTGACTCAGATAAATTAGAAAGAAAGACTGCTGAAATGATGCTAAAAAACTATACAATGAAGTTAGGAGAATTAGCATTAATTCAAGAATCTATGAAAGGTTTTCCACAAGAGATACCTTTGATTTCTAAACCTTATATGGAAGCAAATGGTATTTCTGAAGAGGAGTTATTACCACAAAAAGCCCAACCACAGCAGCAACCTACTGAAGAGTATGCAGATTATGAAGAAGTAGAACAAGGAAATCAGATGCCTTCAGAAATGCCAAGTGGAGAACCTATTGCTCAACCTATGCAAGATGAACAAATGATGCAAATGGGACAAGAGCAAATGATGGCTTACGGAGGATATCCTATGGAAGATTATTTCTTTCCTTACAATCCTGTTGAAATGGCTTATGGAGGTTACTTACCTAAAGCTGCTCCAGGAGCTATAACACCATATGAGAAAGCTAAAACTAAAAAAGGTAATATTACACCAACTGGTAAACAAAATAAGTTTAGTGATAGAGATCAAAAGCTTGAAGATTATCTAGGACAATGGGAAGCTGATATACCTGGTATTAAAGATATGTCAGAAGGACAAGCTCAAAAAGCTATCTATGAATGGTCTTTAAAAAATAATCCAGATGCTATTAGATCAATGTGGCAAGAATTTGGTCTAACAAATAAAGGAATGGAAAGCTCTAAACTTAGAGCACTTAGCCAAAATAAAACTGGTACATTTACAGAAGAAATGCTTAAAGATCCAGAACTATTAGGGAAATTACAAGAAGCTTATGTAGATAATTATTTTGGAGTTAGACAATTAGATCCTTTAGCTAAAAAGGAAGAGGATCCAAAAGTTATAGAAAATCCTAACGCTCCTGTTCAAAAATGTTATTGCCCTGATGAAAATGGTAATGAAGTTGAGACACCTATGGTAGATGGTAAATGTCTATGTGATGAGTATACTGCAGAGTCAGAATATGATCCTGGTTTTGCCCCACCAAGAAGAAGATCAGGTTTTTATTTACAAGATACTATAAATACTGCTAATGCATTTGCAAATCTAATGGGATTAAAAAAATACTTACCTATTACACAAAGAATGCAACCTATAGAGTATGGAGTAAACTATTTAGATCCTACAAGAAACATTGCTGGACAAAATGAAGCTACTGCACAATTAGCTAAGGCTGTTTCTTCAACAGCTGCTGGTCCTGCAAATAGAGCTACTTTAGCTGCAATGCAAGGTAAGTTATCAAAAGGTGTTGCTGATGTGTCTAGTCAATATGATAATGCTAATGTGGGTATTGCTAATCAATATAAACAAGGATTAGGTGCTTTAAGAAACCAATATAACATGCTGAATAATCAGTTGACTAAACAATTAGGAAATGAAAATGCTATTGCTAATCAACAGTATGATAATTCTAAAATGGCTTTAAGAGGCAATCTTGCTCAAGCATATAACACAGCAACTACTAATGCGGCACAAACAGATGCTCTTAACCAAATGACCCCTAATTATCAAATTGATCCTGAATCAGGTGGTTTTGTAGATTATGTAGCGACTGATAAAACTGTTGATCCAGGTACTAAACAAAAAGATGCCTTAGATTTTGCATATGAATTACAAGGTTCTGGTCTAAGTCCAAAGATGCAAGAAATGTTATTTAAACAAAATTTTGATGTTGGTAGATATGGTGGACAATTTGCTAATGGCGGAGCATATGTAATGGGTGATACAGTTTTTCCATTTATGTTTTACTAAACTTTAAAAGTTTATTAAACTTATAAAATTTTGATAGTTTTACAATAGATAATAAGAATCAATTATGGCAACGTATTTACAAGGCGTCACAGATTATATACCTCAGTTTCAACCCTTTCAACCTGACTTAAATTTTTATGCAAATGTTTTGCAGACAAAACAAACTCAGTATGATAATAATTGGAAGGCATTAAATAATATGTATGGTAAATTATACCATGCAGATTTAACTAGAGATGGTAATATTAATAAAAGAGATACTTATTTAAAACAAGCTGAGTTTGATTTAAAAAGAATTTCTCAAATGGATTTATCATTAGAGCAAAATGTAAATCAAGCTACACAAATATTTAAACCATTATATGAAGATAAAGGCTTAGTAAAAGATATGGCCTGGACTAAAAATTATATGACGGAAAGATCTAAAGGAGAATCTTTTAAAAATGCTTATGATGAAAAATTACAAGATAGATATTGGGATGTAGGTTTAAGAGAACTAGATTATAAAAGAGAAGAATTTAAAAAAGCAGATGATGCAACAGCTATGAGTTTTGGAAATGCTACATATACTCCATATGTAAATGCTATGTCTGTAGCTCAAGATGTAGCTAAAGAAGCTGGATTATCTATTGAGTCAGTAAAGTTTAGTCCTGATGGTAGATGGATTATTAAAAATAAAAATGGTGAACAATTAATAGAACCATTAAGTAAATTATTTGAAGCAAGATTAGGTAATGATCCTGGAATACAAGCTGTATATAATACACAAGCTTATGTTGATAGAAAAGATTATGCTAAGTCTAATGCTGCTTTATTTAATAATGATGAGAATGCTGCAGAAATGAAGTATCTTGAAGATAAGTTTACAATACTTAAAAGACAAAATGAATTAAGATACAAAGGTTTACAAGCACAAAATACAGTATATAATAATAGAATAGATGATTTAAAGAAACAGGTTGCTAATAAAACAGCAAACCCTGGAACAGAGTTAGAGATAGCTCAATTAGAAATGAACCGAGATATTAATGCTAAAGTATTATCATCAGTAGAACAACAAGGCAAGACTCTAAATAATGGTATGTCAAGTACACCATCTACTGAAGGTGGATTTAGAAATCCTTATGGTGACCTAAATACTTTAAGATTTAAAGTAGATTCTGGTGTAGCCAGTATGCTTATGTCAAAAGACTTAAATGAAGCTGCTCAAATATTTGCTTATAAAGATGCTAAAACAGATTTAGAGTCTAACCCATATAAAGTAATGGAAGACAAGCATATGTACAATCTCAAAGAGATTGGTGCAAAAGAAGCTTCTGCAAAGAGAGTTGCCGAGTATAAATCTGGACTTGCTAAAAAAGAAGCATTAGATAAATGGTTAGTTGAAGAAAGAGGTACCCATACATGGGAACCTATTACTGATGCTAATGGTAATGTAGTAGGTAGAGTAGCTAGAGAAAAAGAAAGTGAAACTACTGGTGTAACTATAACAGATAGAGAGGGTAATGTTACAAATGAAATTAATATGCTGGACTTTGCTAATCAAGTTAAGAAAGATCAGTTTATTCCTGTAAAGAATTATCTACAAAGTGCCGGTGCTCTTATTGCTACATTAACTGGAAATAATAAGATGAGCAAAGAGCAAGCAGCAAATATATTACAAGAACAATTATTAGCTGTTGATAGATATGAAAAAGGAAAAGACTATTTTGCTCAAATGTCAGCTTACCTTCCTAATGTAGATGCTTCAGAATCTCATATACTTACAAAAGATATAAGAAAAAAATATGATGTAAAAAGTGGTATGTCTTTGTATCAAGCAGTAAGAGATGGTAAAATTCCTGCTAAAGAAGCTGCTGCACTTTTAGGTAGTTTTGATGATAAAGTTTATTCAGAAATTGCTAGTGCATCTCAAGATATATTTAAAGGAATAAGTTCACGTACAGGTCCTAAAGCACTTGAAATAGACAATATGTCTAATAAGTTAAATGAATTTGTTGCTCAAAATCCTAACTTATCAGAAATTCAAGTTGGTGGTAAACCTACACCTTTATATGCAGCTGTTAGAAAAAATAGTGCTGCTATTAGTGGTTATATAGAATATGATAAACTTGCTGAAAAGTGGAAAAAAGATGCTATAAAAGGTGTAACAGCTGAAATGGTTAGACTTGATTCAAAGACACAAGATGGAGCAAATTATTTATTTGATGAGTATGGTAATATTAAATCGGAAGCTGAATATTATAAAAGTATACCTGATGCTATAAAAGATAAATATGTTACTAAAACAAAAGTAGTTGCTCCTAGAAAAACTGATTATAGGATGCCTGCTTACTATGAAGGTGCAAGAAATAGACCAGCAAGAACTGTAACAATAGGATTTGCTTCTGGTAAATATCCAGTAAATTCTTCAGCTTATGGTGATGAGTTAAACTATAATAAACTTGTTGAAAAAGCCAATAAAGCATTTACAAATTCTTCTGTAATTAAAAAAGCTCCTCCAGGAATTAGTGCAATTACTGAGGCTGGTACAGGACTTTATACTAATAAAATGAAGTACTATAATATTAATACAAAGAGCATGGGACCTGTTGCAGCTAAAGGATATGAAATGTTAAATACACTAAGTAATTTAGATTTAGGTGATACCAAAAATATTAGAGTATCTACTTTTGGTTCAAGTGCTTCTGCTTGGGCACATGGTCATGTTGCTGAAGGTAAAGATGTTCCTCTAGTACAACAAATACTAACAGATCTTAAAAATGCTAAAGGAAAGTATACAAAAGATAATACTCTTACTGAATTTGGTATTGCTTATAAACCAATATCTGCAGGTGATATAAAATATTCTGGAGTAATAATAAAACTACCAGATGCCTATATTAAATCTCTTAATGTTGGTGATGAGAAGAAAGCTGAGCTACAGCAAAATGGAGTACAGTTTATGGTACCTAAAGAACAACTATCAGGAACTACATTGTATCAAGAATCTACCGTAGACCCAATATCAGCTGTAATAGACTATACAGGTAAACCTTATGTTTATAATGATCCATTAAATCCAAAAAATACATTAACAATTTCAAAAAATGATTTTGGATTATCACCTTATTCAGTAGAAATAACATCTGGTGTATATGACCCTAATACAAATACAGAATTAGAAAATAGATTAGTAGACTATGAAACATCTTATGGTAATGATCTTACAAGTTTTGTATTTGATAATATTACAGGTGAAGGTGGTTTCTTTGATCAATCAAGAGCAATAAATAATTACAATTATAATAATAGATAATAATGGCTGAAGAAAATCTTTTTAATCCTCTAGATGATTTAGGTCCAGAGTTTGGTGGTATTAATAGACCTGGTTCAGATGCTAATAGTTATTTACCTTTTGAAGGTGATAAAATAGATACTCCTAAAATTAATTTTCCACAGGCACCTAATCCTTTTAGTATGCCTGGTGTTAGAGATTTAACAAGACCTAACTTTAACATTAAACAAAATATTGTAAATAATCCTGGTATAATTAAATCTGCACCTAAACCTGGAAAGGTAGATGTAAAAGGTTTAATGAATGCACAACAAGATTATTTAAAATCATTAATACAAAGTAAACAGTCAAATGAAGATTATGCTAGAATATATAGTTATAATGCTGGCCCAAGTGGAGGAGCATTCTATGATAGATATGCAGCATATGGACAAGAAACATTTGATAAAATAGGCTTTCACCCTTTAAGGGATAATGAAGCTATATTTAATGCAAGAACTACTAAAGCAGATGATTGGAGTAGAATGATGTCACACTCATTTTTACCAATGGTGTGGAAAGGTTTTACTGATGGACCTAAGAGTTTATGGAAAATGATTCAAGGTGACTTTACCGGAACAGACCTAGAAGGAGCAGAAGAATATGAAAGATTAGCTGCTATAGGATCATCTAGTAAAGGAGGAGCGTTTGGATTTGTAAATAATACAGTAATGAACTTTGGTTACACTGCTGGTATTATTACTGAAGCTATAGTAGAAGAAGTAGCTGGTTTAGCATTAGCTCCTTTAACGGGTGGTACTTCAGCAGCAGTTACTACTGCAAATAATGCAAGAAAAATACCTTCTTTATTTAGAGGTATAAAAGGTTTTGATGCAGCATATGATGCTAGTAAAGCAGTAGGTAATACACTTAAAGCTTTAAATAATTCTCAATCAGCAAGAAAGTTTTGGAATGCAGCTAATGCTGCAGGTACTAGTAAAATAGGAAGATTCTTAAATCCTTTAGAAAATACTGTAGATGCAATAACAGGTATAAGAGCTACTGATAACTTAACTGGTTTTGCTAAGACATTTAGAACTGCCGGAGGTTTCTATAGAGATGTAAGAAACTTAAATATGGCTTTATCTGAAGCTAGGCTTGAAGCTGGTATGGTAGAAAACAAAGTTTATAAAGATGGGTATAATGCTCACTATGAAAAATTTGGTACAGCTCCTACTAATGATGTACAAGAAAAATTAATGTCTACAGCTAAACAAGCTTCATTAGATACTTTATATTGGAATACAGGATTAATATATGCATCAAATAAAATAACCTTTAATAATATTACAGGTCCAAGAGGTGGTATAAGAAACTTTGTAAGAGCTAATATAGATGATGTAATGAAAGCCGGTAACGGTAAGTTTGGTACTGTAGGTAAGATTGTTTATGATAATACTAAAAAACAATTTGCTAGACAGTCTAATGATTTTATGTCATGGGCAAAAGGTTGGGCAAAAGACCCTATATATAAAAGTGTAGGTAAGACTGTAGGTTATTTTAAATCTAATTTTACTGAAGGTTTACAAGAAAATGCTCAAGAAATAATTGCTGGAGCAAATGAAAAATATTATACAGATGCTTTTAAAAGTTCTGTTTTAAAAATGAATCTATATTCAAGAGGTGTAACTGGTTATGCAAATAAAACTAAGTTTGACTATTATGAAGATGAATTTGGTAAACAGTTTACTGAACAAGGTGCTGAAACTTTTGCTTCTGGTTTCTTAATGGGTACGCTTGCAGCACCTTTAAATAGTGCAGTACCTATGTTGTCTGTAGGATATAACAGATTATTTAATAATACAGAATACCAAGAATATAAAGCAAGAAAAGAAGAAATGCTTAATGGTATTGTAAATAATTTAAACAGTCTTGGTCCAAAGCAATTTTATGATTCTAGAATATTTAATACTGCTGTTCAGGATATGGCTGCAGATATTAAAAATACAGGTTCAAAAAAACAAGCTTATGATGCTACAGATGAAGCTTTTATAAGTCAAGTAACTACTGCTATGGAAACAGGTAGTTTATATCTCTTCAGAGAAAGGATGACTGATATGAAGAAGATGACTCCTGAAGAAATAGAAAAAGAAGTTCCTGGTGTAGAAAAAGGTGAGGGTCAAAAATATTTAAATAGACTTGATGATATAATTAACAGAATAGATACTGTAGAAAAAAGATATAATTACTATAAAGAAAGATATCCTAATCCAATTTCTCCAGATACATTAAATGAAAAAGATCCAGAGTTTAATGCTAAAGTACAACTTTATACAGGTTGGAATGTAGCATTGAGAAATGCTGTATTCTTTAATGAAGCTTTTGAATCTGCTATAAAAAGAAAAGCAGGAATTAAAAATAAACTTACAGCTAATAAACCATTTGCATCTATATCAGATACAGAAGTTAATAGTTTATTAGACAATTTAGTATTAGGAAAAGAAATAAGTAATATCAGAAATGAAATTAAATCATTAGAAGATTTAAAGAAATCTGGTACATTAGACCCTGAGTTAAATAAAGAGTTAGAAAACAAAAAGAAAAAATTAGAAGCTTACACAGAGTTATTTAATGAAACAGAAACATTTAATAATTTCTTTAACAGATATGAAAATCTTGAGTTGATTAAAAAATCAATGAAGAAAGAACTTGAAAAAAGAAATATTAAAACTGATGAATTAACTGATGAGGCTGTTATTGCAGCCATAGATAAAAACTTAGGGGCTTTTGATGATGTAAATAAAGCTGAAAGAATACAAGCATATAAAAGAAGTGTAGACAAATATTTAAAGTCTATTGCTGATGTTAGTAATGATAATGTATTTGATGAAAAATTAGATGACTTATTTAATGATTTATTAGATCACCAAAAACTAGATACAGAATCTAAAAAGTTAGTTAGGTATAATAACCTACTACATAACCCGGAAGAATTTTTAAAACTTGTAGAAAGAAATACAGAATGGTTAAAGTCTCTCTATGATAATAGAGAAAATATTTTTAGAGATATTGTAACTGAACAAATAGGTATTGTAGAAGCAAACTCTTTACTAAATGCTTTAGCAGATAGAGGTATCTACATGAGTGTAGATGACTTTGCAGAGTTTATTAAAAATGGAACTAAACCAAAAGAGTTCTTTAATGAACCTGCTAATGAAGTATATCAAGAAGGTACTACTGAATATGATGAAATTTTTGAAGAGTACTTAACTAAGTTTAATGCTCTTAGACCTGAAAAACCAGTAAGTCAAGAAGAAGATGAACTCTTTGGTCAAGACTTAGATCTTGAAATGATTTTTGAAGATGAAGAAACAACACAAAAAACTAAAGAAGAACTTTATAAATCATATACTCCAGAACAAAAAGCTTCTATTAAAAAGATTGAAGAGTTAATTAAACTTCAGGAAAATGTAAAAGCAGGAGAAACACTTAAGGTAGATGATCCTGTAACAGGATTAAAGGCCGGAGAAAAAGCTTATTTAATAAATGATCTTTTCCATAGAAGGGTTACTAATGCTATAAAAGATGTAGAAGCAAGTGATTACCAATATACAGATAAAGCAGTTTTAGAAGATATATTTCAAATTGCTTTTGGTGGTAATGTTCTTAAAGAAAATACTGGAGCAGAAGACTTTACCTTTAAAGGTAAAAACTATGTTAAAGATTTAGTACCTACAGAAGGTGGTTATAATATTAAAGTATCAGAAAAATTAGAAGATGGTACAATAAAACCTTTATCAGAAACTGAGTCTTCAATACTAGGCTTTGTTTATTTAGCTAAACAAGCTGATCTTGCTGGATTTAGAGATGTATTATATGAAGAACTAGCAGATGAATTAACTAATATTTTACAACCAACTACAACTCCTGTCTCTACTACTACAGATACTAAAGCTGATATAGAAAGAAAAAAGGAAGAAACTATAGCTTCTATTAAAGAGGGGTACAATGGTGGAAAGACTTGGGAATATATAGGGCAATTTAGTAGTCAAGCAACTAAATTTACCAACTATGAATTGTTTCAAAATGAATACACTAAAGACCAAGTAATTGATGAAATCAACGCTAAATATGATTCAGAACCAACTGCTTTAGAAGAAGCTCCAGTAAGTACTGAAGCACCTAGAACAGGTTTTCGAACTTTTGCTGTACCTATTTCTAAAAAAGAAAATATAGCAGATGTTGTAGCAGGACCATTAGTACCAGCTTCAGAAATTTTCTGGGATAAGAATATTAAAACTACGGGTTCTTGGTTAAACTCTGTACAGGGTGAAGCTTCAAGAGGAAAAGATTATATTGAAATAGCAATTGATAGTTTATCTGAAGAAAATAGAAAAATAGCTGATGAACTTAAAGAATCAGATAATGAATATAGTCCTGTTAAAGGAGCGCGTATAGTACTGGGTATAAATCTTACTCCTGAACAAGCTCAAAGAAAGTCTATAGAGATTGCAAATAAATTTAAACAACAAGATCTTTTATGGTATAGTCCACGTACTCTTCAGAATACGATTGATGTTTTAGAAAAAGACAAACAAAGAAGTAGTACACCTGAAGCATATGATCAAGAAATACAAAGAGTAAAAGATACTTGGGGTAAAGATCTTAGACAAGATGAATATTTTGATGAAGCTACTAAAACTATTTGGGCTAGTAAAGAACTCTATGATAAATCTAAAGGACTTACTACTGCAGAACAAACTACTAGTACTCAACCTGTAAACATAAGCAATGAAGATTTATATAATAAGATATATAAGTTTGTATCAGAAAAAACATATGAAGATGGTAGAGAAGCTGGTAATTATGTAGATCAAGCTGCAAAAGATTTCTTGGGTGAAGGTAAAATGCCGGAGTTTGATCCTAATAAAATTACTAAAAAAGCTTACTTAGATTTATTTGGACCAGATGGGCACCTTACCCAAATAAAAAGAAGAATTGATAATGGTGAACTTTATATAGTAGCTAAAGGATTAGTAGTATATGATTCTAATATAGAAAAGCTAGATGGTACTACAGATAGGATTGCCGGGGAAATTGACTTAATAGCAGTAGATAGAAAAGGTAAAATACATATCATAGATATTAAAACAGGAAATGAAGATAAGTGGTTGAAGTTTAATAGAATTAAAAAGACTAAAAAAACAGCCACCACAAAAGATGATGGTATATATTCTAAAAGAGAAAACTATACTTTACAACAAGCTACTTATGCAACCTTATTAAAAAGAATGATTGGTGTTGATGCTAGTATATCTTTATTACCTGTTCAAAGAAGTTCTGATCCGCAAACTGGAAAAATTTTAACTGCAGGAAAACCTACAGCTCAAGGTATATATCAACCTTTAATTTATAGAAGAACCCCTGATGGTAAAATATCAAAAAATTCTATTGGTATTAAAGAGTTTGAAATAGAAGATTCAGCACAAGTTTCAGAAATGCTGATTCCTCTTTATATTGCTAGTGTAAGAGATGAGATGAATACTCTTTTCCCAATCACAAGATATAAGGATGCAACAGGTGAGTATGTTGAAGAAATGATAGATTTATCTGGTGTATCTAAAACTGTATCACCTAAAGATAAATTAAATACTCTTACTAAAAAATATGAAAATAGTACTAAGAAGATTGACTCTCAAATAGAAACTATTCAAGAAAGACTTAGTAAATTCAATATTACTCAGAACTTTGATAGTATAGACCTATCTGAAAACTCTGACTTTGTACAACAACAACTAGAAAAAGATGAAGCTTTTGCTAATGTATTTAAAGTACACAAAGATAGATTTGTTGGAAAAGTTTCTTATGCTCCAACTCCTGGACAATTACTAGCAATTGACGCATTATCTACAGGAGTGTTGACTCCAGAAGAAATAGATCTTGTACAAAATGGTAATCCTAATAGAGAAGAAGTATCTGAAATAATACATGAAGCAGTTAAAAGAATACAGTATTTAAAAGTTAATACAACCAGTGATGTTGCTGCTAGAGCATTTTCAGATTATCAAAGAGATGTCTTTAGTTTAATTAGTTTAAATAATACTAATGCTCAAGATAAAGCTATCTTAGAAACATTTGTTAATGCCTCTCAGGCTACAACACCTCAAGAAATACAAGATGCTGTAAATAGTTTAGATACATTACAAAGTAGTCTAGAACAGCAATTAAGTAACAGGTATTTAAAAGATAATGTTATACAAAAAATACAAGGTCAACTTAAAGATGTTAAAGATTTTAATGCTAACTTTAGATTAGATTCAGGCTTTGTTGATGTAGTAGATATTTTTGCTGATCCAATAGATTCCACAATAGATGGAGAAAGTGTTGTAAAAGTAAATGATATTTATTATCTTAATAAGGATGGTAACCCTAAAATGGTGGTAACAGAGATATTAGAAAATGGAAACATTGTGTTAAAATTAGCTACTAAACAAAATACACCTAGAAAAAATGCAAAAGAAATGGTAGTCTCTCCAAATGAATTCTCAAATAATTTTGTTAAAGAATCAGAGTTAAATAATGTTTCTGATAAACAAACAACATATACAACATCTCCTGCTGAAAAAGAAATTTTAGAAGAAACTTTTGATGCTCAAGATGTTTTCCTTGCATCTGATGAAGCTAAACAAGAAGCTTACAATATTGGTATGGAAACAAATGTAGAGGATATAAAGAATGATTTAATTAATAAATTTAAAAACTGTCAGTAATGATCCAATGTGCTATAAATGATCCAGAGATAATAAAATCACTTTATTCATATGTTGTTGCAAATTTAAAAGAGGCAGAAAAAAAAGGAAGTTTTGATCCAAATGAGTTCATGCAAAATTTTTATAATGAACTTAAAGCTAATGGTTCACCAGAAGCTGCAGCAAAATACATTGCATCATTACCTAAATTAATATCAAGTGTATATACTTCATATTTTTTTGAAAGTAATATTAATATTGATGTAAATAAATTAAAAGAATTAAACGTATCTTTTAGATCAGAAGATGGTATTAATAATGTACTAAAACAATTTGACAAGCCTGTAAATGCTGATGAAATTAATGCTAGTATAAATACAGATGATATATCTGAAAATGAGATTGAAATAAAAGAAACAGTAATTAATGAACCAGTTATACCTTCAAGAAGATTTAGAACATTTAGTCCTTTAACAGGTACAGGTCAATCATATGTTAAAATAAAACCTTCTGCAAAAAATTCTAAAGAACTTGTTGTAGAAAGAATAGATCCAAATAAAATACATATTGTTAATACAATGGCTTCTATAAGCAATAGTATGAACAATCAAAGTATTACAGATGGTGTAATGTATCAAGGTAAAAAACTATTCTTTAGAGCTTATAATTTAAATGATTTTGCTACTGGAAATAGACAAGCATTATTTGATGAAACAACTCAAGATGAAATTATAAAAGCTAGATCAATTGGTGCTAAAACACCTGAAGGAGTTTTAAAAATTAATGAAAGAGTTGTATTAATATTATCTGATGAAGCAGGAAATCAACTTTACTTTGATGATGCCGGTAATATTTCTAATGAAAATGAAGGTAAAATTGTTTACCAATTCTTAAGACCAGTAAGAGTAGTTGAGAATAAACTTGTAACTACTAATATTTATAGTAATGAGAATGCTATTCTTACACCAAAAGAAATTGCTAGAAGTACTTATAAAGAAGAATTTGGAGATAAACAAGTTTACTTAGATTCAATAATAAAAGAACAAGAGGAAGACTTAGCAACTCTTAAAAAAATACAAGATGCTGCTTTAAGAAGAAAGCCTTCAGATGCTGCCTACTTATTACCTATTACAGGAATGACTAATGGTGTAACTACTCTAGATTCTGCTACAACTATATCTCTAGAAAACTTAATAACATTTCCTAATCAGTCTAAAAAAATTATAGAAACAATTGAAACTGAATCAAAAGAAAATGGTATTGTAAAGCAAGGTGGAGGAACCATAAGAATAAATGGTGAACAGTTTCCTATTGATAGGATGAGAATAAATAATGATATAGCAAAACAAATTTCAGAAATCATTATAAATTCAGAATTAACCGTTCAAGAAAAATATGATTTTATTAAACAGTTCATTCCTATAGGAATGACAAAAAGTGTTAGAAATTTTGACATAACATATAATTTTGAAAAAAACTCATTGTTCTTAAATATATATGAGAAACCTAACCTAATAAACCAAATAGCTAAATATAATCTATCTAATACTAATCTAAATAATGAAAATACAGCAAAAGCTTCTGAAGATTTATTTAATGCTTTAACTAAAGGTTATAAAGGGTATCATACTTTTATAAGTTATGATAATGATGCACTAAGAAATAACTCATATAGAGTTTATAAAGGTGGTAAAACATTTGAAAGAAAAAGTTATTATGATTTAATACTTGCTCAAAATCCTAATATTTCACTCATAGAAAATAACCCAGGATTCTTTAACTATTCATTACAGTTTAATGCTCCTACAGGTCCTGCAATTTCTAATATAGTTACAGATGAACAAACACAAGAACCTGTTGATGATGAATTCATACCTGTAAATACTACTACTGCAGCTGATATAGAAGCAACAAGATTATATAATATAATAACTTCACCAGAATATACTGATCAGATGGCTCGTCAAGGTATTTTGGGAAATGAACCATTTCATTTAACTAAACTATTAGTAAATGAAATAAAAAATAATCCCGAGTACACTAAAGAATTTGCTAGAGAAGTACTTGACAGTTTAATAAATTACTTTTCACAAAAACAAATTAATTATATAAATAGCATTATAGATAATAAAGTTGATGGTGCTGAAATTAAAAATGGTACTGATATAATACAAAATATTGTTCAGCCAGAAGCTCCTCAGCCTCATAATAATCCAACTAACTCTAATAAACCTGATGATTTAATAGATGGATTATTTAGAAAAGGAAAAAACTTAGATGAAAAAATAAGTGCAAAGAAAATAAAACAGTCTATTGATTGGTGGAATAGTCCTGGAATGAAAGCCATGAGAGATGCAATAGACTTGAATCCTATAATGAATATAGTAAATTCAGATGTATATGCTACTTTTATTGTAAGTGCGGGAACTTTAGCAAATCCAGATAGACTTGGTAAGATAAATTATAATGTTCAGAAAGGTAGTATATTCCAAAATCTAACAATATATCATGAGGCATGGCATGCTTTCTCACAATTATTCTTAACTCCTCAACAAAAGACTGATCTATATAATGAGATGAGATCTTTAAAGGGAACCTTCACTTTAGAAAATGGAGAAACCTATAGCTACTCTACAGCAAAGATAAGACAATTAGAAGAAAAGTTAGCAGAAGATTTCAGAAACTACATGAAGACTGAAAAACCTGAAACTAAAACTCCGGTTAAAAATACTTTATTTAGACAAATATTAAATTTTTTAAAAGCTTTATTAGGTAAAATTCTTAAGAAGTTTAACAAAAAAGATGTTACTATAGATGCATTAAATTCACCAATGGCAAAAGAATTGTTTAACAATTTGAGAGTTGGTAATTTAAATAGTTATACGCCACTTATATCCAATGCTCAACTATTCTCTTTAGACAGAGGTGTAAGGAATGTAGAAAATCCTAGAGAAGATATACTTAGTAAACAAGATAGTACACAGTTAGTGTCTACAATAGATTCTATAATTGCAGAAATTATAGATGAGAGATATCAGAAATATAAAAATGTTCCTGGAGCTAAAGCTATCACTATCGCTACTCTTGTTGAAACTCAAAGAAGAGAAATTCTTTTAAATAATGTTAGAGAAGTTTTAGAAAATAAACTTAAAACAGAAAAAGATAAACTAAATAAATTAAAACCAGATTTTGATTTTAATGGGTTATCTACTTTACAGAATATAAAAGATTATGCATCTGCCAAATTAACTAATAAAAAAGGTGATCATAAATATGTATTCTTAGCTTCTCAAATTTTAGATTTTTCTAAACTTGATCCTTCTTTAAAGAAAGGTGAAAGAGTAAAAGGTGAATCATATGCAGGTACTATAAAAATTGTTTCTGATTTTTATAAGCATAAAGAAATTAAAAATGAGAATGGTAAACCTGTAGATATAATTGTAGTATCTAATTTAGAGGATGCTGAAGTACAATATAATAACTATGTAGAAGGTAAGGCAAAAGCTTATACAGGATTTGAACTTAATCAAAAAGCTTTACAGCCTAATTTAAATTTATCTGATGATCAAGCTCTGATACTAGATAATATTAGAATACTACAATTAGCTCTTAGTAACTGGGGAGATAATAAAACTGGTGTTATTAAATACTATTTAGAAAATACAGACTATGAAGTAGCAAAGAAAAAGTATGAAACAGATTATACAGAAATACTAGATGGTGAGGATAATGCAATTGACTCAACAAAAGTTGGTAAAGGTGTTACAAGACAAGAAGAAATAAATAATGATGAGTTAAAGGGTAAGGTTTCTCTACAACAATTAATGAGTAAAGAAACAGCTTATATATTAAAGAGTTTGTTTAAAGTAGATTCTCAAGGAAAAACTCCTGTAGATAGATTTGGATTTAAACAAAGAGCTGATTTTTCTAAGATATTTAATATTGTAGCAAAAACTATTGGTGGTATAAGAGATAGACAAAAAGCTTATGATGCTCTTGTTAGAGAAGCAGAAAAGTTTCCGGAAATTAAACAATTAATTGAAAGTAAATATCCTGAACCAAATACAAGAAACACTTATGAATTTGATATAAGTAGACAATTCTTACAAGACTTTGGTAAAGCTAAAGTTAAATACATGCAATTGTTTGCTACACTAAATGATAATGGTGAGTTTGATTTACAATCTGTACAAGCTTCTTTATCTATTAGTTCTATACAGGGTAGATGGATTTCTGAATTTAAGAGTTCTCCTAAAACTCCATATATAAATAAGAGTGCAAATAATGTTTCTTCTTTAAATTTAAATGCAATTGTATCTGAGTTTAAAGAAAAAAGCGGGAACTTAAAAAAATCTAAATCTTTAGAGTTTGCTCAAGCTATAGGTATTGGTTTAGATACAAACAAAAATATAATTTCTGAACTTGATAAAAACTCTGATTACTATGGTTTACCTTATATATTTGATGCTGTAATAGAGTTTAATGAACTACAGTTACTTGAACAAGCAGGTGAAACATTAACTCCACTTCAAAAAGAATATTTAGATAAATTTAGATTAAACCCACTTGAGACTTTAAAAACAACTGTACCAAAAGATGTATTTACAGGAATAATAAAAGAGGACTTTAATGAGAATACTCAGTTAAGAAGACTTGCTGAATTACAAGGTAAATATGGATATGATTCAGCTACAGCTGGTGTAATTAGATCTAATGGTAATACAGGATATGAAGACATAAACTATAGTACCTATTCTGCTAGATTAGATGCTCTTAACAATGTAGAAAAAATAACAGATCTATGGCAAGATAAACAGTATTCTTATATGAGTTATCTTGACCCTACTATAAATACTTATACTAGACATTTAAAAATACTGAATAGTATATTTGATAGATATCAAGAAAATGGTGATAGAAAAAAAGGTAGATATATTGAAGCTATTGCTGTAGATGGTACTAATATAAATGATGATCTAGGTAATACTACTACTGAACTAGATGATAAATCCAAGTTTCTACAAGAGATTCATAGTATGCTTCTTGCAGGCTGGGCAGAACTACCGCGTATTTCTGAGAAAAAGTTTTCACAAGGTTTTAGAGTTATAGGTGGAATAGAAAATGGATTAGTTCTTGAGAAGGGTGCTGATAAAAACTTGTATGTAGATATCAATATGTTCTTTGAGGGTAACAAGGGAGAAAATTATGCTATAGTTGAATATCTTTCTGGTTACTTAGAAGGAGAGTTTGATAGAATAAAAAAGTTTAAAGGATCACAAAGAAATGAGCTTTTAAAAATTACAGGTTATAATAGAGTAGTAGATGAAGTTAATGGTAAAAAGATTTATGCCGGAGAAGTATTCAGTGCATTTGATACTGTACTGAGCCGGGAGACTAAAACAAAATTATATAATCTTATTGAAGAAAATATAAATGTTAATTTAAGAACTTCATTAAAAACTGATAGAGAGTTAGCACGTCTAGTATCTAATGATTTTAAAAATTATTTTAATGAATTAGTTTCTAATTATTCTAAAACTTACTATCAAGATGTTCCTTATTTATCTGAGTCTCTTTTAAGAAAAGCTGGTGTTAAACTTTCTGAGTCACCTACATCAGAAGAACTTAAAGCAATAAGAAATAATAAGACTATAACAGATAATATTATTAAAGCATATGCTTATAATGATTGGATACATAAGTTTGAAACATCTATAATAATGTTTGGTGATTTTGCTCAATGGGATCATGCAAAAGAAGATTGGTCTAAAAGGATTCCAGGAGCTACATCAGATGGTACAGGTTTCTTATATGATCAAGGCACTCAAGATTTTATTAATAATACATTTAATGCACCTTATGAAACTGAAAATGAGTCAGGTCAAAATGTAAAAAAGCTAAGAACCTATGCTGCAATAGAGACTGCAAAAACTAATGGTGAAATAAACTATGACAATTATGTTTTTTCAGACATATTAAATACTGCTGTTATTCAAGATATAGAAAGAAAAAGTATATATCTAGATGATATGAAAGCTGCCTGGAAAGAAGAGTTTTCTAAAACATATGATAATGAAACTGCAGAGTATTTTACAAAACTAAATGCTGAAGCATTTGAGAAAATGACTGAAGGTGATGGTATGGCTTATATGACAATAGATGCATATAGAGCTTTACATAAAACAGGTAGAGGATGGTCTATAGCTCAAGAGAACTTATATCAAAAGATTATAAATGGTGAAAAAGTTACTCAAGCTGAGGCTGCTCAGTACTTTCCTATTTATAAATTACATTATTTTGGTGCACTAAAGAATGACTTAATTGCTACTACAGCAATGCATAAGTTTTCTGTTATGCCTTTAATTCCAGGTGTTAATGCTAAAGAAGGTTCTCAATTAGATAAACTTCATAAAAAAATGCTTAGAGAAAATGTACAATATGTTACATTTGGTTCTGGATCTAAAGCTGCTAACTTAACTTCTACAGGTAAACTAGATAATATATTTGCTTCAGATCAACAAAAAGCTATCTCTGATGATGTAGAATTTACATTAAATCCAATTTACTTAGCTAATTTAAAAGAAGTTACTGTAATTAATGATGAATTTAAAGGCAAGCTTCCAATAGCTACACAAACAAGAGCTATTATTTTAGATAACTTGTTTGAAAATGGTGAGATAAAAAATAAAAATAATCAACAAATAATAGATAGTTATTTAAATACCATTAAAGATTACACAAAGTTATTACAATCAGATCTATTAAATGAAATAGGTTATGTGTATAATGAAAAAACTAAAAGATATGAAGGTAATCTTAAAAACTTTGTTGAATTCATAAGAGAAGAATTATCAGCAAAAGATGTACCTAATCACTTAGTTAAGTTAGTAAATACAACTGATGACGGTCAGTTAACAATGGACCTTTCTATTCATCCTGAGTCTCAGGATATTGAGCAGTTGTTAATGAGTGTAATCCAAAAAAGACTAATTAAACAAACCACTAATGGTGAACCACTGGTACAAGCACCTACATCATTTACAAATGGTTGGTGGGACACACAATTTAGTAATGTAACCGATCCAGAAGAAAGAAAAAAATTATTAGGATCTAACACTCTACCTTTTTATTTAAGAGGAGAGATTATAAATAAAGAAACTGGTGAAAGAGCAGCTACAAAAATGATGAAAGTAGCAATTAGTTTACAAGGTTCTTATAATAATCTTTTAAACCAAGTATATAAAGGTCAAAAAATAGGTACCATTGAAAGACTTAATGAGCTTATCAAAGATGAGGAATGGTTGAATACAGGTAATAATAGAAAAGCAATTACTATAGGTGGACCAAGAATTCCAAATGATGCTACAAATACTATAGAAGGTGCTGAAGTATGGCATTTTGTAGATCCTGCATTTGGTAATACTGTTATTGTTCCTACAGAAATAGTTGCTAAAGCTGGTTCTGACTTTGATGGTGATAAACTTTTCTTTGCAATGGCTAACATTGATAAAGATGGTAATTACATTAGTAAAGGAATTCCTGATTTTGAAAATAAATTAAAGAAAGCTCAAGAACTTGAGAAACAGTTTGAGGAAAAGAAAGCTTCTAATAAAAGATTAACTAAAGAAGATTTTGAAAAACTTCCTGAAATAAGTTCTGAACAATTAATAGAGCAACAGAAAAGATATTTACAAAATAAATATATTGAAACTCATACATCTTTGTTAGCTCTTCCTGAAAACTATGCATATCTAGTTACACCAAACTTGACTCACTTGGTAGATAAATATATACCGTATTTAGAGAAAACAAGAAGTGGTTATGATAGATATAAAAACCCAGGAAATATTGAGCCTAATAAATCAGCTCCTGATAAAGATGGAAAAAGAAAAACAGTTATAAGTCCTACAAGATTATTAGAGGCAACCTATAACTTGTATAAACATGCTGCTAATTTATCTTTAGAGCCTTCATTAGGTATACAAGCTAAAATAACAAAGAACCATACTATATTTAAAACTATTGGAGCTAAAATGCCTAATACATATAAAGATGAGTTCTTTAATTTAGATACAGGTGAGTTAATTATAAAACCATTGGAGCTACCTTTAGTAATGAGATTTTTACATAATGTAGTTAAAAATGAAAAGGGTGAATTAGTAATTTCATTATCCGGAGAAAAAACACAAAAAGGTAGTAGAATTACTGACTTAAACTCACATAATCTTAATGGTATATTAGATAGAGCAAAAAATCCTTTTCCTTTTGATCTACAGATGACTCCAGAAGGTATTAATGTAATTAGTTACTTAATACAAGCAGGAGTAAATGAAGAAGAAGTATTCATGTTTGTTAATCAACCTTTGATTAAAAAATACATGGAAGACCAAAGATTAATGAATAGTGCATACTATACTATTATAAATGGTCAAAAAGCTTCTAAGGTTAAGAGTACAGCCCTATATGATATTGCAATACCTATATTAGATACATTAAATGATGGACAAAAAACTGATTTACTAAATAAGGTAAACCGTGAAAAACTAAGAGCTGCTATTAATACAGTTAGAAAGTTAGAAGATCAAAATGTATTTGTTATAACCCCTAATGCAAATAAAGGAAGATTGCTATCAATAAATGATTTAGCAAATGAGTTAAACTCTAAAAAAATAACTGAGGTAGATAAGATATTTCTTTATAATCAATCAGAAGATAAGTATAATAAAATACTATATAAATCTGCTAGTGAGGTAGGAGATTTATTAGATAATTCAACAATTCCTTTTACAACAGAAGTTTTATCAAAAACTTATTTACCAGCAGGTGATATTAAGTTAGAAACTTTATATGATGGTATATCAACAAATGATGGTTCAAGTTTAAAATCACTTGCCTTATTCATGAACTTTATTGAGTTAGAAAAACAATTTGAAGGAATGGATAACTTACAACAGTCTTTTGCTCCAGATACTTCAACATTAACTACAACTCAACAAGTAAGACAAAGAAAAAGTAATTATAAAATGCTTACTCAGTCTAGTAAAATAGACAATGGAACCTTTGAAAGATTAACTAAAGACTCTGTAGTATCTTCATTTAATATAGATGATTTAATATTAGATTTAATATTACCATTATTTCCTTTAAGATTAAATGCTGACATCAGTACTTTTATATCAGATAAAATAGTTCAGGAAAGAAGACTTATAAAATCAAAATTTGGAACAGGTATAAAGGGACAAGAAAACTTTACTAAAGCTTATAATAATGGTGTAATTAACTTTATATATCAAAACTATATTTCTAATTTTCAAAATGAAGATGGTAAATTAGTTAATGTAGGCCCTGAAGTTGGAGGCTTTCCTACTTTAATAGATGATAATGCAGACTTTGATGCTATTGTAGAAAATGGTGTAATGATTGTAAATACAAAAGCTATTGAAGATGACTTTAATAATAAAGTATTTTTAGAAGGAAATACTACTGCTAGAAATTATGCAGAACAAGGTCTAGATGTATTTAAACCTAATCAAAATCCTTTCTTAAATTTAAATAGTTACTATAAATATGTTTTAGAAAGAGAGGCGTTAAGAGTTAAAAATCCTATTGAATCCTTAGAAAATGATTTAGCATATAAAGAGTTTTTAAGTACACTAGGTAATATTCCTGAAGATGCATATGAAGCATGGTTATCTGAAAGAGCTTTAAGAAGTAGTTATAATAAAGCTTATATAATGGGCTCTACTAAATATAGTTATTCAGATACTATACTTGATCTTATAAGAGGTTTATCAGATAAAGTAAAATCAGAATACCCTATATTATCACAGATTGCACCTGCTGAAACAAGAAGAGCTAATGTAAAACTTCTACAATTAAATAATAAGAAGCTTGTAAAAGGACAGTTAGCAGAAATATATTACTCTAACTTGCGTAATTTAGGAGATGTTACTATTAAAAAAGTTGATGATCCAGAATTAAATAAAAGAATATCAGACTTATTTAATCAGTTCTCATTAATGATGTTTTATCAGCATGGTGTTGGGCCTACTAAATTTGGATTTACAAAAGCTTTAGATCCTGAACAGTATCAAGAATTAATGCGTAGTTCAGTAAATGATTTCTTTAAAAATTATTTTATATCTGCAGAGGATACAAATAAAATTTTAAATAGAATATATGATACTGTTGTAAGTGAAGAAATGTTCAAGAACTATTCTGTTCCTTTAAAAGGTTCTCATGCTAAAGAAGTAAAAGATGAATTTATAGAATCATTTGATTTATTAACTGGTTTATCAGAGGGTCCTGTTATTATGTCTGCAGAAGACGTTGCTTCTTATAACACATACTTAAGTAAGAGTAATAACATTAAACCTAAAGTATTCTTTACTCCAAAAACTTTATTTACAGAATTTTATAATAATGTAACGGGTAAAAGACAAACTATGCCTGAAAGTGCACAGTGGAATCTAAACTCATATGGTTATTATGATATGATAGATAATGCCACAAAAGAAGTTTACATACAAAATGTAGACTTAGCAACTGGTAAAAAGATGTTATTAGCTGATGAGGTATATCCTAAATCTTCTGTTAAACCTACAGGAGCTCCTGTAAATACTAATGTTCAAGTTATCTCTCCAGATTATGGAGTAGTTAAAGCTGAAACTAATCCTACAGAATCTGATACACAACAGATTATTAATTTAATTGCTCCTCAAATTGAAAAACAAGCTTATAAAGAAAACGTAGGTGGTAATGCTAACTGGCAGTTTAGTTTTGGAAATATGTGGTCAAGAGTTAATCTTAAAGCAAATCCTTTAGTTATAGATTCTTTTGCAGGTATTAGTAAAACAAAAGCTCAAATAGAAGCTTTAAAGAAAGCAGGAAAAAATACAGATAAAACAAAGTTTATTTATGACTATCATGAACTTGATCAGGATGGTAATACACTTCCATCTTTATCAGAATTACAACCACTTATTGATAAAATACAAAATGCTTTAGGTATTGATATGTCTAATTATGATTCAATGTTAGGAAATATATATTTAGATAATCAAAGTATAGCTCCACATAGAGATACAACAGAAGCTAAATCTGCTGAAGGTTATCCTGTTATTGTATATACAATAGGTAATGATTCAGGTCTTGGTATTTGGGATGATAATAAAGGTAAAATAACATTCCAAGGAGCATATAAACAAGACTATCAAGGTAGAAATCCTACAAATGAAATCCCTACTAAAGATGGTACTATATATACATTTGGTATGGAAGGTAAAGGAAGATTTGCTCTCTCTCACACAACACCATTAGGAAATATAAAGAAGAATCCTTTTCCACCTATTAAACTTTCAGACGGTAGAGTAATTACTAATTATACTATTACTCTTACATTTAGAAGAGCGGCTGATTTGACTTCTGGAATGCCTAAAACACCAGCTAAACTTTCTACTCAATCTACAGTAACAGCAAATAATCCAGCTGAATATACTAATCACTCAGGTGGAGCAATTGGATCAGATACTCAGTGGGATGTTATAGGTAAAGAGTTTGGTATGGTAAATAACAAACATTACTTCACCGGAGAAAAAGGACCAAAGAATGCACCATTAGGAAATGTAGACATTACAAATAATCCAATAGCTGTAGAAGGAGCAAGTAAAGTTGCTCAGGCTGCAAAAGAAATGTGGGGTTATAAATACAACACAATGAAAGACCAGAGACTAATTAGAAATTGGGCTCAGGTTGCTAATTCAGATACTGTGTTTGCTATTGGTACATTAGGTAAAGAAGGTGACATTTGGAAAGGAGATGAGAAATCTGCAGAACCAAGAAAGCTTCTTAAATTTGCAGTACAGGGGGGAACAGGTTACGCAGTAGAAATGGCTATACAAGCCGGTAAACCTGTATATGTATTTGACCAAGTAAGAAATCAATGGTATAAAAATATCAATGGTGAATGGTCTAAGTCTGAAGTTCCAACTCTTACTAAAAACTTTGCAGGTATAGGAACTAGAGAAATAAATGAAGCAGGTAAACAAGCTATTAGAGATGTATATGAAAATACATTTAAGGCTACTACTCAACCATCTACTAGTGTTAAACCTACAATAGATTTAAGTAGAGAGTGGTCAGGAGATTTAAAAACAAGACTTGTATATACTGCAGAAGGAGTTAATACAATGCGTACTGAATCTGCTAAACCTAATGAACATTTTGGTAATCCTTTTAGTGAAGCAGGCTATGGTAATACTATAAAAGTAGCTAGTATAGGTGCAGCTGTTAGAATGTATAAGGATTGGTTATTAAACAATGCTGTAACTGAATCAGAAATTTTAGAAGGAAGTGTTAGTGACTTAGCTAAATTTGATAACCAAAGAGCTTGGATACTTAATCAAATTAATCAAGGTAAACTTGATGGAGCTACATTATTATATGCTGGTAAATTAGAAGCTAGAGGTCAAGGTATGCATCCTACAGCTTTAGCAGAAGTGGTTGAACAACTTAGAAGTAAACCTACTCAACCTACTGTAGAACCAGTAGGAGAAGTTAAACCAGGAGAACCAACAAAAACACCTACAATACAAGAAGAAGATATGAAAGTATTCCAAGCAGCATTAACTGATAATGATGGAGTATTACCAAATAAATTTATTGTAAGTTTACCTACTGGTACAAGAACTTGGATTAAAAATTCTAGAAACTTATATGATCTTGTAGATGAAAATACTATACTATTAAGAAATGTAAATATGGAATCTGGTCTAGTTGAACAATCAACTACTACTCCTGTAGATGAAAGTAAAAGAAAAGCTTTAATAGATCAGTTTGTGAATTTACGTAATACTATGCCTATAGATGAAATTTTAGCTGAAAAAGGTATAGATGCTAATGATGTATTATTAAATTTACAAAAAGCTAAAACACAAGAAGATTTGTTAAAAATAGAAACTGAAATACTTAAAAAATTATGTTAGCCTGCCCTAATAAAGATAGTGAAGATTGGAAAAGACTTTTAGCAGAAGCTAATGGTAATGAATCAGCTGCATTTGAAGCTTGGTTGTTAGAACAAGATCTTCTAGATGATGGTACTCCAGATACACTTACATTTTCAGATGAAACAGAAGACTTTGCTGAAGAAGCTGAAACTGCAAAAACTGATGAAGAAGAATCAGACCCTAGAGATTTTGGTAACTTAGTTGATAGTGTGATATTATATCTTGAAAAACAATATGCTACTCTCCAAAATAAAGTCATTACTAATAAAGAATATAAAAAGAAAAAACTTAGAGATCTTATTGAAGAAGTAAAGGTTGCAGAAGGTGTTAAATCTATTTACTTATTTGTAGATGATGCTTATGAAAAATCCAGAAAGGCATCTTTAGAAATGGCTTATCTTTTAAAAAATAAAGAAACTCTAGACCCTAAAGAAGTAATAGGAAAATTATCTGCTATAAATGATTTTATTAATGGGTATTCTATACTAGATGAAATAAGTAAAGCAGATATAGATAATTACTTTACAGCAGATAGTATAACTAATAGAGTTCCTGGACAACCTTTAACGCCTCAACAAAAAATTATTGAGATAAAAGGTATACATGAAACTATTAAACAAAAAGTATTAACAGAAGGTATTCCCTTAATTGCAGACTTTTTATTAGAGTATAAAGGTCCAGATATTACTAACAGGCTAGAATCAGATATAACTGTACTAGATCAAAGAATATCTGATATAGAAAACAGTAATTTAAGTGATGAAAAGAAAGCTAAAAGAATAGCTGAATTAGAAGAAAGAAAAGAAAAGTTTAAGTCTTTTAATTTAGATAGAGAAGGTTTAATAAAAATGCTTAAAGTAGCAAATAAAGATGAAGATGTATTTGATTTCTTAGTAGGGCCTTTAATTAGTTCTCATGATGCTTCTCTAGGATTATTTGCTAAAGCTATTAAAGGTGGACTAGAAGAAGCCCGTCTTAAGGATATAGTAATGGAACGTACTGTAGCAGAAACTTTTGAAGATTATTTAAGAACACAAAGCAATAGAGATAACCCTGCTAAATTTAATGAAGGTATTTATGAAACTATAGAAATACCTATTAAGAATAAAGATGGTGAAACTGAATACATAAAGACATATGCTTTTGTACAAAAATATGATGTAACCAAATTTAATAAAGCTAGAAATCAAATGCTTGAAGCAATAGGTGAAGAACCTGTTTTAAGTGATAAACCTACATTTGAAGAAAAACAAGCATTAAAAGCTTGGAGATCTCAAAGAGCTGCTTGGTATAAAAAGAACACTCAAGCTAAACCTATATCAGAAATAAATAAAATAATTGAAGAAAAACAACTTGAATTATCTAAAAGAATTATTACTGATGATGAATATTCAGATTGGTTAAAAAGTGTAAAGCATGAAAGAAATGGTGTAGTTACTTATATGAGAGAGTTATCTGAACCTTCTAATGATTATTTAAATGCTAACTGGACAGCCTTATATAATTTAGATGGTACACCTAAAAATGCAAAAGGTGAGTACCATAAGAAAATGTTAGATATATATTTAGAGGCGCAAGAAAAATTACCGGAAGTACAGAGAAGAGGTTACATCCTACCTTCAGTAGTAAAGACTGATGGTGAAAGATTACAGCAAGAAGGTATTATAAAAACTGTAAAAACAAAAGCAAGAGAAGCTGTAAAGATGCAAGCTTATGATACTGAATATGGTTTAGCTGGTTTAGGTATTACAGAAGCAAAATTTATCCCGGTGTATTATACACAGATAATGCCTACTGAAGATATGAGTTTAAATATAGCAAGATCTGTAATGTTATTTAACTCAATGGCTAATAGATACGAAGCATTAAATAAAATAAACTCTGAAATTTCTTTATTCCAAACTGTTATAGGTGATAGACAAGTTTTAAAAACTAATTCTCTTGGTAAACCTGTGTTAGATGCATTTGCAAAAAAATTAGGTTATGAGGAATATATAAAAAAGAATGGTGAAAGTTATTCTCAAAAACATGTGGATGCTTTTATAGATATGGTTGTATATGGAGAAATGCAAAAATCAGAACAATTATTTGGTTTACAAATAGATAAAATTGTAAATAATTTAATGGGTTATTCTGCTATTACATCTATTGCAGCAGATTTATTAAAGGGTGTTGCAAATAATATGCAGGCTAATATTCAAGTAATGATAGAAGCAAATGCCGGAGAATTCTTTAATAAGAAAAATCTTATGAAAGGAAAAGCTTATTATACTAAATCAGTCCCTGGGTTTATTTCAGACTTTAGTAAATCTGCTCCAACTAATTTAGCTACCAAGTTATTTGATTATTATGATGCTATACAAGGTAATTTTAAAGACCAGTATGGTAGGAACATTACAGGTAGTATGGCGAACAAATTATTTAGTACAAATACTTTATTCTTTAATCAGTTCTTTGGTGAACATGAAGTACAGGGTAGTACTATGTTTGCACTAATGGATGCTACTAAAGTATTAGATAATGAAAATGGAGAAATAATAACTCTATTACAAGCTCATGAAAAGTATGGTGTTGAACTTGATGGTAAAATAAAAATATTACAAGTAGATGTAAACCAAGAACCAATCAAAGATGATGCTGGAGAATACATAGCTTTTAATTATGATGAAAAACAAAGACTAAACTTCCAGTCTAGATTACATGCATTAAATAAAAGAATGCATGGTGTCTATAATGAATTTGATAAAGGTACAGCTCAAAGAGGAGCTTTAGGAAGATTACTTTTAATGTATAAAAAACACTTAGTTCCAGCTTATAAAAAAAGATGGAAAAAGCTAGGTATGGATCAAGAATTAGGTGCACCTACTGAAGGCTATTATATGACATTTTATAAAACTTTTGTTAGAGATTTAAGAGACTATAAGTTTAATATAATGAAAAACTGGGCTTCTTATTCTCCATTTGAAAAAGCACAAATAAGAAGAGTTATTGCAGAAGCTACAATAATTTTAACAACTGTAGCTCTTATCATGCTAATTAGATCTATGATGGGTACAGGTGATGATGATGATAAATTAACTGAATCTCAAAAAGCAGCTAGAGATAATTATTTATATAATTTTGTTTTGTATGAGGCTGTTAGGATGAGAAGTGAAACAAGTTCATACATTAATCCTATAGATGCATATAGGGTTGTAAAGTCACCTTCAGCAATGACAGGTACATTAGAAAGAGCAATTAAATTTACAGATCAGTTTGTTTTTACTTGGAATCCAGAAAAATTAAGTTATCAAAAAGATACAGGAGTTTGGAACAAAGGAGACAATAAATCTTGGGCTTATTTTCTAAAACTAATGGGTTTTTCTGGATACAATTTTACACCAGGAGAAGCAGTCAAATCATTTGAAAGTACATTCTTTAATTAATATATTATGGCAAAAACTAATACATCAACAGTCAAAGCTTATAAAAGCAACAAAGTATCACGTCCAGGAGTACATGCAAAATCTAAGACTTCAAAACTTAAGAAGTCTAAAAACTATAAAAAAGCTTATAGAGCTCAGGGTAGGTAAGAAAAAAAAGGGGAACCAAACGGCTCCCCTAAAATTATTCATCTTCTTCACAACAGTCACATTTCTCTGACTCTTGTTCTCCATACTGATTATAGAACCAATCTGCAGCATCTGCTTTAGATTGTTTTTCATAACAACCACAATACATACTATTAGCACCTGCTAAGTATGCTTCAATCATTGCTTTCTTGAATGCTACTGGATGCATCTTTCTCAACTTTAATAAACTTACTTAACTCTGGTCTAAAATATCCAGGTCCTTTTAATATTTTCCCGTCAGCTCTAAGTACAGGTTTACCATCCTCACCTAACTTACTCATATTACTAGCTTGTATTTCATCAAATATTTCTTCTATAATATGTTGCATGCCATGTTTTAATATAGTACCGCATAAAATATACAACTGATCACCTAGAGCATCAGCTATTTCTACTAATGAATTCTTAGCACATGCTTCAAGATATTCATCATTTTCTTCTCTCATTAATGAATGTCTAAGATTATACTCATACTCACTTAATGGTCTCGGCCATCTACCATTTTCTTGTCCAAATGCTTTATGGAATTTTTCTACTGCTTCAAGTTGTTTTTTCATACTGCTAAAATAAAAAAAATGGGGATAGCTTTATACTATCCCCATAAAATTAAAAGAAATCAGGTGCAGAATCTGAATCATTATCAGTTTCATTAAAGTCAAGATCAAAATCATCTTCTTCAGCAAATACTGAATCTAAATTGTCAGTAGCTTCTACTGTTTCAAAAGTATTAGCTATTGGATCATTATGCTCAAGTATTACTTCTTTTTCAAACTGCTCATAATCTTCAGGAGATGGTTGTAAAGATACTACATCTTCATCTAGAGCAAATGGAACTTCCTCAGCTTCATCTAAAGTTTCAAGTATTTCTTCTACCTGGTGCACAATCTCTAACATTTCAGGGTCTTCTTGCACCACTTGATTATCAGATAGTTCTGCTTCAGCAATTTGATCTAGAATATTAGTTTGTCTTGGATCAGTATATAAAGGATCTATTATTTCTGGTTCTTCCTCAACTGGTTCACTAACTACAGCAACAGGTTGAACTGTTTGACTAAAATCACAAATTGTTCCTATAAAGTAATGTAAGATTCTTTGATCTTCCATCCAAGTCTTAGGATGTGATAATTGTAATGCATCAGTTACATAATTATAAAAGGCCCATAAACTATCTGTATTAGCAAATACATGATTTGGTTTCTTCATTTGGTCTCTTACCATACTAGATTGTTCTGTAGTAAGTATTTCATACTCAGCAAAGAGCACACCCAAAAGTTGAGATTGTTTTCTTTTATTAAGTGTTACTACTTCCATAGCAGCTTTATCAGAACATAACTGATTATAATACATGTTAGCATTAGTGATATAATCATCAATAGTAGCTTTTGTTTCTGTATCTGCAGAACCAGTATGTTTTCTAACCCAGCTACCAACTTCTCCAGAAATCATAACACCACCTGTCTTATTTATATAAGCACCAACTACACATTTAAACTTTACTTGTTTATTATAACTGTTTGTCCAAGCAAACATCATTGACAACTCAGGGTCATTATTAAAATTTAACTTATAAATTCCTTGAGCAATCTGTCCATCAGCAGTACATCTGTACTCCTCATCTACAATACCAAACCCTGCAGCAGCAAGGGATTGGTAAGCATAATCAATAACAAACTGGTGACTTATAACAGTATAAGTAGCAGCATGATTTGGTAAAGGCACACTAACTAAATGTGCCTTTGTTGTGTTTTGTATTTTCTTTGGCATTTTAAAATAAACTTAATTGATTTGTATTTGGTTCTAGAGAATTAATTTCTTTCTTAATCTTCTCTAAATAGTAATCATAATTAATATCATAGTCTTCAAATGCTTTCTCATCAGCATTTATATATAGTTTTTGCAACCATCTTCCAGCCTCTACTTGTATTTCTCTAGAGTCCTCATTATTCTTCTTGATAACCTTACAACCCTTATTGGATATATAATATCTAATAGTATTTTGTAATTCTTCTAGTATAAAATCTCCGGAAACTATTTCATGTTTATAAAATTTCCAATCTCCTTTGATCTTAACACCACCACAAAAATCAAAAATGTTTAAATTTTCAGCTATAAACTTTTCAGGTTTAATACCTTCAACAAAGTATGCATGTAGTGCTTTAGGAATAATCAAGAAACTTTTGTTTTTATGAAGAGCTAGATCTTTATACTCAAATCTACCTTTACATTTAGACTTACCATCTTCAGTAACTGCTATGTAATTATTTACATCACCTAATACTAACTTAGAGTACTTGTCATGTTCTAGTTGTAGATTAGTAATCTTTTCCCATCTTTCACAAATTTCCATGTATTTATCTACATATTCTCTTGGAATTATAGTTTCAAGACCATCTGTATTCTGCATTAGAGGAATAGCATTTGGTATCTCTTCACAAATCATCTCATACAACATAGTTAAAGACAACTGACCATTAATAGTAATACTCATAGTAAACTGCGGGTCATACAAGAAACTATTCTCATCATTAGATAAACCATAAGTTGAGTTTAGAATAATCTTGTATACATAGTTCTTAGGGTCTTTCTTTGGAATTTTCTTTCTCTCTTCAAAGAACCATTCATATAGCTCACAGAATTCTACTTTAGGTAAATGTGCCGGAGACCATCCATTTCTAATAGCTAGATTAGGATAGAAACTAGTAACATCTGAAGTCATAATAATCATATCATCAGTAGCATTATATACTTTGCTAGTTCTAGCACCGTGAATACCACCAAGACCATAATCTGTTTTAACACCTTTGTACTGAACAGAATATTTAAAACCACCTTTGGTTTCTCCAGGATATAATATTACGTCCTGAAACTTTTTTAAAAGGTTTTGAAATGTAGCTGTCTTAAATTCAATATAAGGAAGGATTATATCTTTAAATATTATTTGGTTTCTCTGAGTTCTCATTTGTCTTAACTCAGCTTTTTTTATTCCAGTTTGTTTACTCAAAAAATGTAAGAACAATTCTTTAGATATTCTAGGTTCAGAAGCAGAGAATAAGTCTATGTTATACTCTTCAGTTAGAGCTCTTCTTAAATTAATTTGCTCCTTACTTAGATGCATAATCTGTTTAGTAGACTTAACATCATTAATACAGTAACTAACAATATCCGGAATCTGGTCTTCTTCTACTTCAGTAGTATGATGAATAGGCATATCCATAATGTTTTTCCAATCCATAGTATACTGTATCCATTTAAGACTAGATCTTTTTGCTGGGTTGTCCCAGTGATTAAGTTTAAACACATCTACTTGTCTTATCTGTAGGTCCCGTGGACTAAATTCTAGAAACTCACCTGCATTTTGTCTTGATATTACATTTTGTGCTTTACCATATAAATACTTTGCTACTTCTTCACCAGACATGTTACATAAGTCTACTTGTTTTCTTAGTATATATTCAGTAATCTGACTGTCAAAACCAAGACCATTAAAACTTACATGCCATTCATTAAAGTTTTTATTTCTGTTTAAGAAATTAACTAGTTCTTCTATATCATTTTTTGCTTTGTGACAGATAAATATTTTTCTGTCTTTAGATTTTACATCTTCAAACACGGCTACAAATAAGTTAGCCATTGTTTCATAGTCATGTACCCAATGTGTTTTCATAAGATTAGTTCAGTTAAGCTGTTCCCCCATTTTAATAAATAAAAAAGAGGGTGTTTGGTACCCACCCTCTTTCAAACTAACTGTAAATGTTTATGCTTGCGTGTCCATAAACTTCTTATAATCAAACTTTTTA